ATGGCATGCGAGTATGTGGTACTGGTCTCCTTTTTTGCTTACATTATTTTTGATTCTAGACATCGGTTACTGACGTTAGCTCATTCACATAAGTCAACAAATCTCATTGATGAAATGGGTGTAAATCCTCGCCAACGCATGGCACATGCCAGTGATAAAACCACTCAGATTTACACTGATAGTCACGACGTAGAATGGCATGAAGTACCAGCCATAAGCGTCGCAATATAGCCCATTTCAAGCGCTGTACAAACTACTGTATTTTACCACCCTTTTACCACCCCCTCGAACTTTACTCAGTACTAACGCAGAGTAATAACAAGGGGAGAAAAAAGACAAAAGAAGGAATTTCACTTGAATATCAATAGGTTACAGACACAAAAAAGCCCACCAGAAAGGTGGGCTTCTTCTAAAATTTGGTGGGTCCGGGCGAACTCGAATCGCCGACCCCTACCATGTCAAGATAGGATAGAAATTATACTTTTTCATTTTATTTTCATAAGGTTACGCATAATTCCCCACGTATTTTATCACTCAAAAAAGCGCGAATTTGCAAAATATGCACACTTAAAAATCAACCACTTACGAAAATGAAACTACTGTATTTTACCACCCTAACGAGTCCTAGCTTGAAAGTCCCAATTGGAATGGTGATTACTGCCAATGAGAGAAAGCAAGTCGGTGTTCAAAGTTTATTGCATTGTGTCTATCCTTTACCAATAAACCTCTGTAAATCTAAACTACTAACCTACTTCTGCTCTCAAAATACAACATATTCCATGCGCATTGTTCACTCGCCCTACCCTTGTCAAAGAGACGGCACAAAGTTTAACCAATGTATCAATCTGCCTTTTGCAATCTAATTAGCCACCACAATCACTAACTTTCTAATTTGTCTTTGAAGGTACAGGTAAAAAACTGCATGATTAAAAATCAAAGACGGCTTGCTGCTGTTTAACAAGCGTTAGGTATTAGCATTTAGTTACTAGGAGATTGGTGATGCAAGATGACAAAAAAACTAAAGAGATGGAATTAGCGAGCATTTCAAGAGAGAATTTTACAAAACATATCCAATTGTTTAATAAGCAACATTATATTTTTTGTGAAGACCTCGATATTACACGAGCAACAATAGCGAAGAATCGAAAAGAGGTGTTGGAAAAAATGTCTTCTGATGGAATTGTTGGTGAGCTTGAACTTACTTGTTTATTTATAGCTGATAAAGGAGATAATATATATATTTTCTTCGATAAAAATCACCTGGATATAGTAGAAGCACGTAAAATACTTACTAATAAATATACCTAACAAGCAATTTAAGAGGGATTCACAACGCTTGGCACTTTTGGTTCTACTTCAGTTTTAGTGTTTATGGAACAATGCTTTAGGTTTGGGTGGAGGCGTTGTTCACCCCTTAATTGGGCGTTATGTGCTTCGATGAATTTTTAGTAGGCTCCGTCACAATCGCAACTGTAGCTACTTGGAACCATGTACTCAGTGCAACTTGGGTTCATACAAAAATACTCGCGTTCCTCTACAGTTTTAAAGTGGTCGTTCCAAGCGTTTGATATTTCTTTAAAGTCTTCACGAGATTTAGTTTTGGTCGGGTCTATAACGTACTGTATCCAATTTCCCTCACATTCGAAGCTAAAAACGTGAAGCCCAAATTGGATGAAAAAGTCAGCCGGTTCACCGGGTAAATCAAGCTCATGAAGTGGTCGAACTTTACCAAACCATTCTATATCAGCAACGTCGCATTTTAGTGGGAGTGCCTTTTGACCAGGGCGTTTTTTTAAATCGGCAACAATACCAGTTTGGGGTTCTATGTAAGTTTCAACGTAGCCGTTTGAGTCTGTATTCATTGTATAATTGATCGCATTAAACTTAATTGCATATTATATACTGCGATATTCTGTATGGGAATCGTGCCTACTGTGAACACGCACATAACAATCTGTTTAAGAGTGATTCGCAACGCGTGGCATTTTTACTATGCGTTGGTTTTAGTGTTTAAGGTGGTATGCGGGAGCTTAGGTATTGCGTTGCTGACACCTTAACAGGGCGTTATGGCTTCCTCCAAAAATAGAACTGGTTGGATGAACAGTGTGTGTTGTTTGTGTTCTATTCGTTGTGTAATGTATTGTTTTTACTTCAATCTAAGTGGGCATAACGAATGCGAGAATCCTTACGTTGTAAAATGTTGGATGTTTGTGCTAAGAAAATCGCACAAAAGGGCGAGAATGTTGGTGTTTCATTCTATGCATTTTTCGCTAATAAAAACGACGATCCAGAGTTGTTAATGGAGGCAGCTACTTGGTGGATTCAAACTCACCAGCTAGATCACTTCGAAAAAGCAAAAAAAATAATCGCAATGATTGAGTCAGGCAAGTAAAGAACACGTTAAGTCCAAGCCATAACAAGGCGTTCAAGAGGGATTCATGCCGCATGGCATTTTTGGTTTGCAGTGAGTTTTGTGGTGAAAGTGGTCTGCGGAAAGCCGGTTTAGGCGGCACTCACCCCTTAACTCGGCGTTAGCATACTTTGATAGGAGTTCAGATGACTACGATAGTCGAACAAATTGTTAATCGTGAAATTGACTCGGTCATCGTGTACGAATCTGACCAAGTTATAGCTTTTGCAGACCATGACCCAATCAACTTTGGACATATTCTAATTTGTCCCAAGACTCAATACCGCACTTTCATCGACTTGCCCGAGTCTGTGCTTTTAGAGATCACTGACGTCGCAAGAGATTTATATAAGCGTATAGAAGCTAAGTTCAATCCCGATGGTATCGGCTTTATGCAAAACAACGGAGATGCACCTCATTTCAACGAGCTCGACCATTACCATTTGCATATTTTCCCTCGGTTCCATGGCGACCAGTATGGTTGGGTTAGTAGTGAACTTGGATTTCAAACTATAGATAAACTTAGAGAATCACTTAAAGATCTATGAGCGTTGAAAAAGTATGCTAACAAATTGTTCAAGAGTGATTCGGCACGCGTGGCATTTTGACTATGCGTTGGTTTTAGCGGTTAAGGTGGTATGCAGAAGCTTCGGTATTGCGTTGCTCCTCCCTTAACAGGGCGTTATGTGAATGGAGCTCATCTTGAAAATATCAGTCGTCACAAATGGTGAAATTGAGGCGTATGAAGCTTCACTTAATGCACATCTAAACTCAGTTTTTGGTCAAGATTCTACAGTCCATGTTAACGATGAATTCGTTTGTGCAGTTCTCATTGAAGACGACAGTCAGATTGTTGCTACCGGCTTTGCTTACAGTCGGTTAATGTCACAGGGCTCCATCAACTTCAAAGCGGGCATAGTTGGCGGTATATCAGTTGCACCAAATAAGCGTGGTCTGGGTTTAGCCAAGGTTATTGTAAAAAAACTGGATAAATACTTGGTGTCTTTTGGTGTAACTCATTCTTTTCTCTTCGCTTATGATCCAGATGTATATCGAAGTTCAGGGTATTCAGAGTTAGTTTGTCCTATTCATTACTACGATACACAGCAGAAAAATTGGAACGAGTTTGTCTACCGTGGAGGCATGGTTAAGACTTACAATGTTGGTCACGCTCTAAGCAATCAAGTCATTGAGTTTAATGGTTGTGTGTATTGAGCGCGCTGAAAAAATTCACATAACAAAGCGGTTCTAGAGGGATTCGCAAATAGAAAGGAACTTCTTATGTTTAAATTCGAGACTAAGCGATTAATTATTAGGGATATGAGCCAAAAAGATAAAAGCGCTTTTGTTGCTATGTCTCAGGATGCTAAATATCAACGTTTTTATGATGAGAGTGATTGTGACCCTAGTAAATACAGAGAACTAACAGACTTATTCATTGTTCAGGCCTCTGAAAAACCAAGAAAATCATATCAATTAGCTGTTGAGTGTAAGGTGTCAGGAAAGTTCGTTGGGACTGTTTGTTTACGTTTAGAGGACAATCAGCAAGCTTCAATTGGGTGTGCGTTCTCTAGAGCATCTCAGGGTGATAAGTTGAGCTATGAAGCCGCCTTAGCTGTTTTTCGGAATTGGGAATTCACCGTATCTATGCGAAGACCATTAGTAAGAATCTACCAGCAATTAAACTCTGTAAGTCTTTAGGTATGCGTCAAGAAGCTCATTTTAGAGAGCATCGCTTTTTCAAAGGCCAGTGGTGGGATACAGTGATTTGGGCAGTCCTTCGAACTGAATGGTAAGACACAGCAAAACTTAAAGAATGGATTTCTGTTCATAAATGAGTCATTTCAGAAATAAACATAGTTCGCGCTGAATTTACGGTATCATGCACAATTGACCCAATTGAGTTATTCATGATTATACCAACTAGAACTTCCTCTCCCCTTCCCTCAAATGTATCTTGCTCCAACTGTAAGGCTTGTTGTTGCCGTCTCGAGGTTATGATTATTTCAGATACTGGCGTACCTGAAGAATTTATTGCACGTGACCAGCATGGAGGCGAAACCATGATGCGGCTAAAGGATGGTTGGTGCTCAGCTTTAGACAGAGACACGTTAATGTGTACGATTTATGAAAATAGACCTTGGATTTGCCGCGAATTCGAAATGGGCTCTAATGAATGTTTAGATGAACGAGTAGAGTTGTTGTAAAACCGCTGTTCAAACAGCGAGTGATTCGCAACGCGTGTTATCCTATCGTGCGTTGTGTATATTGCTTTCCTTCGAATCAGTGTGTGCCTTGCTTAGAGTATGAGCCTTCAAAAACAATCGTCCTCTCAAAGAACTATGCAACCTACTAAACTAAATACTTGTTATCAACGATAAGGAAAGAGGTATGTCCGATGACAATGACAAACAAGAGGTCACTGTTGTCGATATAAAAATGCCTTTTATATCGATATTTTTTATGTGGATTAGTCAGGACGTGATCTGGCCTATTACTCTAGCTTTTGCCCCATTCCGTGTTTAGAACGGAAGAAACCATCATGAGATTTATTTGGGCAATAAGCTGTTGCCCATTTGCGAAGCAACCTGTTTCTTGAACTATTTATGCCCCATTCCTTGCCAGTAACCTTCTACCTCACAAATAACAGTGAGGTGGTTTGACCTACTTCTTCTAATCAGCATAGTGTCTATGAAGGTGGGGTCTTACCAACTTAGCCGACTAGTTCGAATAGGCCATCTTATTTCTATTTTTTAACCTACCGAAGAAACGAGTTCTCTGTTAGAGTCACCGTCAACTACGCTATTGAATAAAGACACCCACAGATCGCATGTCATTGATGGATTTTTATTCACCCTTAGAACTCATTTTAGGAATCCCTAGTGACTAACAACGAAATTTTACGTCGTATCCAACACGCGTTAAACCTTAAAAACGCGCAGATAATGAAAGCTTTCGAGCAGGCCGAAGTCACTGTGGCTCACGATAAAGTGGCAAACTGGTTAAAAGATGAAAGCGACAAATCTTGCGTTAAGATGAAGGATCAAGAGTTAGCGGTATTCTTAAATGGCTTTATTAACCTCAAGCGAGGAAAAAAAGACGGCGAGCAACCTAAACCAGAAGTCACGTTGACCAACAACATGATTCTCATGAAGCTGCGTATTGCGCTAGACATGAAAGCAGAAGATGTGTTGGACGTATTAGAAGTGGTTGGTATTAGTTTAAGTAAATACGAAATTGGTGCGTATTTCCGCAAGCCAAACAACAAAAACTACAAACAGTGTGAAGACCAACTGCTGTGCGACTTCTTAAATGGTGTGCAGTTTACCAATCGTCCCGATTCTGAAGAGTTTACGGGGTAATTTTTATCTCGAATCGAACGTGGTAATTGATTAAAAAAGCGAGAACCATTTTATTTGGCTACTCGCTTTTATCATGCTAAAGACCGATATTGAGCTTCACAATCACTTCTACTCTTTGTCTTTCTTCAGTAGATACCTATCAAACCACGCTGAAATCTGGTCGGCTTTTAGAATCAAGACACACACCGCCCCCTATACTACCAAGATAAACCTAAGCTAAAACCTTAAGCCAGTTAGGGGCCACTGTTCTGGTCAAGATGTTCCAGACATCTTGTAGTGATTAACTAAAACTGGCCACGTATATAGAGTTTTCCATACTTTGGGTCATGCGTGCAGAGTCACGACTGACGCCATTGGTAACACGAATTTGCCCCAAAGTATGTTGAGCAAAAAATGATATCAAACTCTCCTTATCAAAGTTTGCCATAATAAAACTAATGGCGAACCATAATACCAACCCGAGAATAAAAACTTAGCACTCTATTTCTTTATTCTGTAGTTTGAGAGTTAGCTTCGACCTTTTCAGAAAGGCGGCTGTATATAGAGTTAAGTTTTCTCTCTAACTCTGATATAACACCTAGTTTTGCTCCTACGGGTAACGAAGTTTTGATTGAACTTATTGCTTTCAAGAATTCACCCAAAGCTTCTAACTCTGCCGTGAAGTAATCATCGATATTGTTAAAGTTGTATCTGCTTCCCACGTAGCTATCGAAATCGTCAACATCTTCGTTAGCCCAAGAACTAAGAGCCTGTTCGAAGTCAGAACGGTTGAAGAAGTTTAGAAATGGAGTCATGTGATACTGACTACGAGCAATATCTGTAACTGTGCTCCAAGATTTTAAAAAACCAATTCGGAATGAGTCAATTCGTGCGTTCTTGTTAGACTCGCGGGCGTTATTTAGGAAGCTTGAAAACAGTTCTTTGAAATTTTCGTCATGAACATGAAAACGAAGGTCTCTATGCAATTCCTCTATGTCTTCTAAGGTAGTGAAAGTGAAATTCGGTAGAGTGTCTTGGACCTGTGCTTTAAAAGACTCTAAATTATCGCTAACGTAGTTATTTTTGATTAAGAACGCAAAGACATTACATGCTCTCATCCAATTAACTAAGTCGGTGGGTTCTGGGTTTTCAATATATGCCTTGAAATCGGGTAGCCTTTTTATTAGCCATTCATCGTCGTTCTTTCTGAACTTGTAATCAAGAATTTCTTGGATGTGGTTGACGGCAACAGGAAGACTTAACTCTTGAGTTATATCTTTGAAGTTGTTCTCGTAGGTAGCAATGAATTTGATAAGGTTTTCAGTAGCATTGTAGCGGATAGGGTGTATCAGACTCCTTAGTAAGTCAGTTCGTTTATCTTCCTCAGTTTCACCTTCGGTTTGATGCTGAATATACGGATTCTCGTTGAAAGTTTTTATTACTTCGTCCAAAGAGTAACCATGCTGATAGATCGCAGTACAGACAGAAAACGAGGCTATGAAATGGCGATTATCAACACTCGTATAGTCTAGTCCACTATATCGCTCAAATAGGTTGTTAACGGAATTGTATCGATCTATGGAACGTCTAATGATCCTTAGATTGTCGAGTTTATGTTCTTCTAACAGGCGTTTGATGTATTGTTTTTGCGAGTCAGACAGCGCCTTATACCCAGTGTAGATCTTATCCAGAACGGACACTAAGTCTGAGGGAGTACGGTTAAAGTGAACGATATCACTAAAGACTTTCTCAATATCGTCCTTTAACTCACGCTCGATTTTGTCCTGGTTCGCAACGACGAGAATCTTGATGTTTTTGTTTTCGGCTAGGTTCAAGCATTCACCTAAAATCTCCGACTTTACAGATTCAGAAGAAACTCGTTCGAGATCGTCAAGGAACAAGACAAGGTTGTTCAGTTTACTGAAATAGTGGTACTTAACTATTGAAGCAACACTGCCTAATGCCGCGCCAACACCTCTAGTCCCTTCGAAAATTTGAACCGAAGAACCAGTTAGATTTGAGTACTTTTCGGCGAACCAGTTGGATTTCTTATTTCCGGTATAAGCCAGTGAAAGGAGGCGATCTTTGAAGTCTTCGAGACTAGTGACCCCGTAAAGTGATAGGTAGATGGTTTTGAAAGGTTTTGAGTACTTAGTTTCAAGGTAAGGTTTCAGGGAGTACTTAACGAAGTGAGTCTTTCCAACTCCCCAATGGCCATCAAGTAAAATCATGCTTGGAAAACTACGGTCTTCTAATAAAGAGTGAATTCTTTCTTCGGTTTTCATGTTTAATCTCATGCGGTTAGCAGACATGGATTAAACCATATTGAATTTAGGGGATACGTGATCAATCTCATTTCAGTTCGAGAAATGTTCAAGGTTTTTGGTGAAAGGTATGAAAATACTCGTAATTGACTTATTTCGGTTTCTGCAAAAATTTGAAGGCGCTAGGTTTTACATCTTGCCTATCCGTGGCTTTCCATACTTTTTCTAATCCTAACTTCCCCAACTAGTGCAATAATTCTAACTCACTTCTGTCCAGAAGCGATTTTGGTGGCATTTCCCATGGAATGGGACGGTACTAACAACTTCCCTAAAAGTGATGCATACCCATAGCATTTTATGGTTCCGGTTTGGTTTCGCTTGGTAACTCGGTTAGACATTATAAATAAAAAAAGCCCTTTCTATTTTACAAGGGCTTTTTTATTTGCAGACTCCGACCGTAAACTCACCCTCTCAACCAGCCTAATCCCCCACTCTTTTTCTTTCGCGCACTCAAAAAACGTGACTAGGGAACTCAAAAAGGAAACTACTGACAACCAGCTAACTTAACGAGCCTCTAATGCCCTATTACATTAAGTCTAAACACCTTTAATTTATTGATATTGGAGAAGTTATGAAAAGAATCTTATTCGCTTTGCTTATACCATTCTTTGCAAATGCTGGCGTCAGTCAGAATGATAAATCTGTCGACGAATCAAATTTGGTTGTGTCATTGAGATATGCAGATACTACGATGATGGGAAAGAATAACGACCTGTTTGGTTTTAGTTTCGCTACTGGATTAAAAGAGGAAGGTTTTGGATACGCGCTTTCTTTTGATAGTCAATCATTTGATATCAAAGGAAGAAATACTGACATTGGAGTGGAGAATACTAAATACGACTATAAGAATGTAATGTTTGGTACCACGTATGGAGTGACTGATAACTTTTACTTGATCCCAAAGCTTGGCCTTACGTTCAACCGATATAAAAGCAAATACAAAGGCGTGACTCACATTCCTAATACTGGCATGGCCTACCCTGCAATGAAATACAAATCAGAACACGACTACAGTATGTCTTACGGTCTTGATATGATGTTTTTCAGTAAAAGAGTAGCCTATGGATTTGGAATTACAGATTCTGATTATTTTGGCAATAGAGAAACGAAAGCAAATATAAGTATTGGGTACGCATTTTAAAAAAGGCCGCATTTAGCGGCCTTTTTTATCAACTCATTATTACCTTAACTGCCATTTCAGCATCAACCCCACCCCAAAGCTTGTCAAAGATCTTTATTGCTTCTGGATCGTCAGTTGTATGTCTTGAGAATTTGTATTGGTAATTTGCGAGCACAAATGTCGGTTCGCCAACGAAATCCAGTTCCGCTGTAACTCCATCTAAAGTTATTGATGCATGTGTATAAACATCCAAATCAGAAAGTAAAACGAAGTTAATATAATCCTCTTTGAATGTTTGCGTTGAACTTGCATCAGCAGCATCAAGCCGAGCTAATGAACATGTGTCTCCATCTTGGCCATCAACCGCATTCATTTTAAATGTTAAAGAACCGAAGTCGGAATTGTCATATCCTCTATGGGTTATGTCTCCTGCTAAAGTTCCCACTTCAATGTATTCTTCTGGAGTTAGGATAGATACACCTTCATTAACTGTTAATGTTGCATTTGATGAAACATCAGTGCCTTTTGAGTTCGTTGCTTCAGCTCTAATTGTATGAGTCCCGACGCTAGGTAAAACAAAGGTAAAGCTAGTTGAGTTACTGCTTGCTTGAGCACTATCATCCAAAAACCAAACTATCGTGCCAGTTTCCCCACCCCAATCGATAACAATTGATGCTGTGTAGTTTTCAAATTGAGTAATGGTTCCACTAACAGGATCGGTTGTAATAGTCGGAGCTACAATAGACGATTCAACAACAATCGTAACCGTGCTTGTATCCGTATATCCACCAAAGCCAAATACACGACAAAAGAACGTATGGTTGCCAGTTGATAGCGGAGTAAATACATAACTTGAGCCTGTAGCGCCGGAAATCGGATCGCTTCCGTTATACCATTGATAGGAAAGGGTTGAGCCTAATCCATCAGCTACTACAGATAGGGTGTACGTTTGAATATCTGTAATCGTCCCACCCACAGGTTGAGTGGTTATTATCGGTTTGCGTGCGACCTTTTCACCATCAAGGTAAACTTCATCAATATTAACGTCATTTAACTTTAACGTTCCGATTTCTACACCATTAAAATAGATAGCCATAAATTAACTCGTATACAGGTTTAACATGCTTGCAGAAACGGTATAACGAAAACCACCGAAACCAGATCCCGCCGCTGAAGAGTTGTTTGCTGCTGGTACTTTCGCTATTGGAATAACTGGCAATCGACCAGTGTTTAACGTACCAGAGGTAATAGATCCAGCATCTATATCTTTTTGTGCTTGAGCCACAATCTGACTCAAATAAACATTCAATCCACCATCAGCATGCTCAACATAAAACAGTGGGTTATCTGCAAGCTGAGTGTCTGAGATATTAGTTAGCGAACCTACCGTCGTTGTTCCTGCCGGCTCACTTCTTGTTGCTGAATTTATAAATTGCTCAAGCATTACAACTCGCTTTGCCATAGCTTCTAATTCTGATTGTAACTTCTCAACGTCGCTCATTATTTAGTCTCCAGTGGTACGGCAATGCCCTCATTAGCTGGGGTGATTAACCATAGGTTTGATGGTGTTACCAGTTTTGTTTTTGTGTAGTCAAAATCGGTAATTTTGAAAGTTGCGCCATTGCTTAAAGTGGCGTTCTCGGATGATGTAGCAGTGAATGTCACTTCATCAGATTTCGCTAAGGCCGAGTAATATCCGTTGGCATCTATGGACGCTTTCGTACTATCACTTGAGCTCCAATTCACAACCGATGGGTTATCTGTAGAACTGACTGCAATCCCGTTGTTGTACGTCACACTAGCTGTAGTTCTGCCAGTGTCGCCAACTGCAAGCTCGGGAACTGGCGTTGTAATAGAAACAGCGGTAGGAACAACCGCAGTGATAGTTTTTGTGATGGTTTGAAAAACGCTGTCGTCGTAAGTTTCATCTTCCGATACAGCTAAGGCAGTAACTGTAACGTCACCACCAGCTATAGCTGTATAGGCGCCATTAGAATCAATCGTTAATATTGACTCATTACTTGACGTCCACTGCACAACGCTAGGATTATCTGACGAGCTTATGACGTGATCGTCTACATACGTTACTGTCGCGGTAAGTGTTCCAGTATCGTCAGCAAAAACCGTATCTGGAAATGAAGACACGACGATTGATGAAGGTACGACTGGTGAAATGTCAAACGTTGCATCACCACGTATATTATTGCCATAAGCAGGATCTGTGGATGTAGCTAAAGCCGTTGCCGTTACCGAGCCAGCGTCTAAGGCAGTAAAATTGCCTGAGCTATCGATTGTGAGTATTGACTCATCGCTAGATGACCATGTGACTATTCCAGAATCTTCCGCTGTAGTTGATGAGTTGCCGTCGCTATAAGTCACTGTCGCTGACAACATACCAGTATCACCTCGAAATACCGAAGCTGGAACGCCAGATATTGTTACTGCGTTTGGCAATATAGGTTCAATAAACGTGATTTCTAAGTAGGTACCAGATGGGTTAGCGAGAACTTCTAATATTTTGGTAAGTTGGGCCAACTTAAACTCCGATACTGGTTGCGGTACCAGCAATCCAAAATTAGAAGGCGTAACCAGCCATAGATTCGATGGAGTGATCAGTCTCGATTGGTACGACTCGACATTGTAGATATTGATAACTAAGTGTCTTGGCCTTGGTGATGAATACTGTATCCCTACTCCATTACCTACGACTTGCTCAATGACCAATGTATATGAATCGTAAGTGCCTGCCGTTTGCATTGCCTGCAAAATGGCCATGTAGTTTTCGGCAAAGAAATCGCGGTTAAGTCCGGTAAGTACCGGAAATGTGTTGTTATCGTAAAGCAAGTAACCAAATGGTTTTGAACCAACCATTTCAGAGTTCATCTGAACTAACTCATCAATGATCACTCGCTGCTTAGCTGTGAGGGTTATATTGTAGAAAAACTCGCACGCTTCATCGTTTCGAAATAACTGCGTCATTTCCCCTCCAATTAAGCATCAGTAATAATCACATTCTCTACTGGCAAGTTCGGAATGAATTTTACGTTATAGGGTGTTTTATAAATGCCTTCCGACCAACTGGTACCATCATCTAACGAATACTCGGCTTTGATGTTTGACGCATACAAAGCATCACGGTTTATTTCAAAATACTTTTCTGGTTCGATATCCATTCCGATCCAAAAAAACGCATCAAAGTTGGCAAGAAACTTACTCACAATGTCATCTTGGTTATCGACCACCGCATTTGTGTTTCTTGATTTAGTGAGAGTGAGCTTCCACAAAATCGGCTTTTCTTCTTTTGCGGTCCATCGGTAAGTCTCAACGCCACCCTTGGTTAGAACAATGTTTTGCTCGATATCACCGACCATGTAGGTACTCGCAACCACAGCCGTTTTTTCCATATACGACGCGATTTGGTAGTTGATGTCAGCAGAAGGAGTGTAATCAATGGCAACGTGCATTTTCCCTGAATTCTCTTCCGTCATTTGCATAATGGAAGACTTGAACCCAAAGTTTTCTTCAAGCCCGGCAATGAGGGCATTTGGGGTTGTTGTTGGATTGTTTATTTTTAAGTTTGAGTTTTGGATAAACTCGGACATTTTCACGAAGAGAGATGCAATGATGGTTTCGATGGTCATATCGATTTGCGCACTAGCATAAAACACTTTGTATTCATCACTAGCGACAAAGGTGTTAAACGCCAAGCCAGAGAATTTATCATCTGACTCTTTAAACGCCTCAAAGTACGCTTCAATTATCGTGTCAAAGTCATCAGGAGTTAGACCCGTAGATGAATCCCATATCATGTGTATGAACCTGTAACATATTGAGTTTCTGCGGTGCCAGCTAACGTGTAACTCATTTTTAACGTAAAGCCTTCTACCTCGACTTTACTGTTAAGAACCATAATCGAACGTTTCACTGATTCGTTAATAATCCATGTGTTAAAAGCTGCTGCGTTAAAGTTAACCTCTGGCATGTACCAGTAATCAAAATCAAAACCAATACTAGGCGCGTAGTACAAACTGCCTTGATTGGTTTGAAAGTTGTTCTCGAAGCGAGCAACGTTTCTCCCTTTCCCTAAATACCCACTTAGCGATGCCATAATTACCTCAGTTTTAAATCTTCGAGATCTGATTTGAGTTGTTCAAGTTGGCTCTTGGCACCTTCATCAAGTACTCTTACCTCTCCAACTGCTGGTGAACCTGAGCCGCCCGTAACGGACACCACAACGTTTTGACCTGCAATTGAGATAGCCTGTTCAGCAATACCAATCGCCTTGTCTATGATTGCCTGAGCGTCTAACTGAGTATTTGTAATGTAGATTGAAAACTCTTCGCCCATAATGAGAAAACCTTCACTGTCAGCTTCCCCTGCAGATACGTTGATTACATCGTTTGGCTGGTAGGTTTTACCGTCAATTTCGACCTCAAGCTTTCCATCTGAAATTATTGCTTTTAGTAGTTTCATCAGAAATCCTTCGTTCGTAGGCTTAGGTCAGCTTCAACATGCACAACCACCGATTGACCATCTTTTGCTGTGAGGGCATCAAAAACCGCCTGAGCCGACGCATCAATAATCTGATATTTACTTGAAACCCAAGGAAGGCTTGGCGTGGTAATTTCTGTTGAATCCTCAAAAGTAATCTTGAGAACTACTGCGTTTGCGCTAAACCACTTTTCGGAATTTGCCGTTCCAAAGAAAATCTTAAACTGCGGATTACTATCAGCATCAAGACCACTTGAGGCATAGAGCATATCAACTTGAGTTTTTGTAACAGGGAACTCGCCATTGCAGCTACCCATAGCCCAAGAAGACTTAAAGCCAGAGTTTTCCGTTGACGCAGTGCTGTGTGTGCCGATCCCAAGCGTAAAGTCGTAAGACTCGGAAGTTAGGCCAATAATCTGCATTTTGCTTTCTACGCCTATGTTTTGTTCAAGGGCGTTAAATAGATCCAACGTTTTCGCTGTATCGTGCAGTTCATATCGGAACCCAGTAGTGAATGGTGCCACGTACTGCTTACCCTTGTACTCAAGGTAAATCGCAGCGAATGGTTTACCTAAAGCGGCGGTATCTACAGTTACTCGAATCCAATTACTGGTTGTCGACGCTTCCAGAGCAATGATAGTGCCGCCATTTACATCGCTAGGAACAATGCTGCCATGGGAGGAGTTAAAACCATTGACTTCACCATCAACAATTCTCGCGGCAGTCATGCTGTGCCAGTCAGTAACATCTCGAGAGATTTTGAATATCGCGGCTCTTGACCATAGCGACGTAGAATCGACTTCGGAGTCGAGCAACAGCGCAGGAGATTCATCGGCTAATGCTGGTGGATATTTATTTGATAGCTCGTTGCGTGATGAAACCACAGCGGCCCCTTCCTCTGACGATGACGTATTCATTACGCCTAAAAAGTATTGTTCGCCTTCTTCTAGCACTGTTTCTGGCACCGAGAACTCGACTAAGTGAAATTCGTTAATACCAACCACACCGGATAATTCGCCACTATCAAGCACAAGCTCATAACCACCTTCGACTCGCTTGTAGAGAGAGACGATTGCCCTTTCTAGCTCTGAGCTAAAAATCATCACACCGCCATACACAACGTCGCCAGCCTGAGCAATAAGCTTGTTGCCCAAGTCTGACATGTTGTTTTCGTATTCTTTGACGGTTAGCCAAGGCTGCTTATTGGAATATCCAGTGTCATAAACTAAGTTACCGCCGTCCGATTCTGGCTCATCAAAAATGCCAAAATTGTACAGCTCAACCAACTTTGCTGAACTTACCTCAATCGAAGTCGATGTTTGTATTGAACTGTCGCTTGAAACTTGAACGATGACACTTGCGGTACCAGGCGAAACAGCCTCGTAATTTCCGGTTGTATCTATCGACATTACCGTCGCATCAGATGAAGACCAGTTGACAACATTTGGTGCATCTGAAGAGTTTACCTGTGAGCTGTCACTGTAATACACGGTAGCCGTTAACAACGCAGAATCCCCTACGTTAAGCGAACTAATGGTTTCGTTAATAGTCACACTTACGGGTGAGATAACGCTGGATCCACTTCCCGTAGGTGGTGCCACCATTCCGCGTTGAAAGGGGATGTGCACGAAATAGCTCATGATGCATCGACTCTAATTGATGTTTGGTTAAATGCTTCGTGTGGTTTTTGTGCTGGTGTGTGGAAAAGCTTTTCGCCAGCTTTCATCGTAAAAGAAATCCAGTCTCTCACTAAAATCCCTTCAAACTCAGCTGGCGCATCAGTCCCGGTATAAATGTAAATACCAATGCCATCGGAACTTTGGTTTTGCACAAGTACAGCTGAGCCATCAGGAACGCCAGCATCGGTCCATTCACCAAACACCGATGCTTGGTTAGCTAAAGTCGTCATAATTCACCTTTGGTATTTAAGCGCTTGGCCAGATTGCGCGAATACGCCAATTTGGTATCAAACTGACATCACTGCAGTAACCAGCGCAGCTTGTTTGGGTATTGCTTCCTTTTTAAAACCTCAGTTGAGGCTATTGAAACGAAAGCGATCCCTTGAAAGTTTGGGTAGCTAGATCGTAGTCGCCGTCGATGGCAACGATACGTTTGCCGTTGTATGGATAGTTGAGTTGGGGAATGTGGTTGCAGACAAAACGATAAGCGTCAGTGACAATTATTCGATTTGCTCTTTCTAGGATGTTTTCCGTTTTCACAAAATCACCAGCGTTAACATCCAGTGTAAAACCAAGCTCTTGGAGAAAATCTGTTGCGCAGCTAATTGCCCTCGACCTTGGTTGGGGCTCTTCTAGAAACTCTGCGCCTTGGATCATCTGTTTGGGCACTTCGTCATATTTGGCGAACGTGTAGCCTAGCGTTGTGGGTACGAGTTCAGGCAAAGAGGAAGCGTAAAAGTGGTTTCTCTCCCAATATTCCATCGAGAGTAAGTAATCACTGTTTAGCGTAGCTCTAACTCTCATTTCTAATCCCTAGCAGCGCGTAACCGTCGCCGCGTTTTCTGGTGGCATATTTACCATTAGGTTTGATGTAGAAATCGCCATTTTCATAAACAGGCAAAAACAGGTTTTCGAATATCAAGGCAACTTGCATTTCTTCGTATCCTGTCACCTCGGTTTGGTTTACCGTGACGACCGTTAGTGGCTCACCGTCGACCGCCAGCTCGTTAACGATTTGAGGAAGACTTCGAGCAATAAATGACTCTACCTTTCCCACTTCGTACCAAGTGAAATCATCAACTGCAATCCCCATTAGGACGAGATTTTTGCTCATGTTAAAACCTCAACTGTTTTGGGAATATTGGTTACTTGGTTTTGCGATGACGAACTACCAATAATTGATGTGTCACCTTTTTGCATTTCGAAAGTTAAGACTTTTTCTGTCGTATCCGATTTGGTCGCCAACGTCATGTTTAATAGCGTGCCACCAATAATCACCATTTCTGGACTGAAAAAGGAAACTCGCGGTAACGAATCTTGCTTTTGGAAAAGCCAACTAGCTAAACCAATCATGGCGTTTATAAAGTCACTACTACTGCTTCGGAGCGTTATAGTCGAAGTGTTGATGTTCCCCTTTAACACTGGCGTACCACCAGCAACGTCGATACTTTTAACGACGGACTGTTTGTATCCGTCCGGTATCATGCCGATTAAATCTCCAATTATTGGAATGGGAATTGGCGTAGTTTTTCGCAAGTCTTGATATTCTTCGGTCAGAACCTTAATGCGCGCCTGATCGTCTTTCGTTAAATCAGCCTTGGCGTCTAGTTCAAGTAGTTCCTTTTGCTCTTCGCTCGACAACGTATCATCGAGATAAATGAGGAACAGCGGAGGTGCTTTCTCTGAAATCATTTCAACGGTCCTACGTCTGTTCTGGTTTTGTTGTTACGTGACTCTTTCTCAGCAATATCAACCATCATTTGGTTAATCTCGCCCCCACGTTTTTCAACGTAATCACCAAACATTTGCATTGGGGTTTTACCTGTTGCAGCCTCAATTGGCGTATAGGTACCAAACTGAATGAGTTTGTCGAAAAACGCCTCCCAAGTTTCCATGCTATTGATTGGCTGCTGTCCAGCTTTGATTAGATCGCTGCCTCGCTTGGCTAACTCGCTAGCGTAAGATATGGTGCTTTTGACAAAAGAGTTTTCTACTTTAACAGCGGCTATTTCTGCTTCGTCGGCAATGATCTTGCCTTTTACTTTGAGATCCAAAACATCCAAGTTTGCTTGAATGCGTTTAGCCTCGGAAGCCTCGGAAGAAACCACCGCTTGGGCTTGGCCTTGCGTCACACCGTCTATGATTTTCTTTTCAAAAGCCTTGGCGTCACCGATTGCCAAAATGCTTGATGATTTGTCAGAGCGATTTAGCGCTTTGTCTAGTTCCTCTGTCCTTACTTTTGAGCCAAGCATTGTGTCCATGATGTTCTGAAAGGTGAGGTCTTTATTTTCAGCGAGTAATGCTTTGAAAGGTTTCATGAATCTTGAGGCCAACAATGCATCTTCATCACCGAAAACATCATTCATGTATTGGGCTGCAACTTCCGGTTTAAGCTTTGCCATTGTTCCGACAAAATCCAGAAACGCATTCTCAATACCGTTTTGGTTTGCTGCCTCTTTGTACGATGCCATTTCTGGACGCTCTAGGGCACCAACAAAACCAGACAAAATACCTCGAATGTCAGATTGATCTAGACGAGCAGATATACCAACCGCACTAAGTGCAGCGTAGCGCCCTCTGTTGATGCCTAAAGCATCAGCCGTATCGCTAATGTCCGACATTTCATTTAAGCGCTCTCTGGCTATTTGGGCGTATTCCTCTGCGCCTTGAAAAGCTTTAGTGGCAATATCCTTTGCCACACCAGCCGCCGTTGCAATCGCTTCACTGGCAAGATTGGCCCCAGTAAGGATCATGAAGCCTTGTAACTTACCAAGTTTAGATTTTACTTTTTGACTGCCCTTTTCAGCTCCCTTCTCGAAGCCTTTACCGAACCAAAACTCAAAGTCATCTGCTGCCTGTTTTGAAGCGCGTCGAAGCTGCACTTCCATTTTCTTCGACTCTTCTTTCATTTTGCGTTCATCGAGCCTAGGAGCGAGGATAAATTCTGAACTAGCCGCCATTAGCCATCTCCTCCTGTTGTTTTAACTGTCGATAAGCTTTTCGCAAAATCAGGCCAATAAGATCGCCGCCGTCGATATCGGGACTATTCTCGATAATGTCAGCGGCAAACCCATCACCAGCGACTCGGAACTTAGCAAGTTCCTCAAGTTCGGTAGGGCTTAGAAAAAAAGCCCTGCGTCTTTTAGCGTCGAGCACTTAACCAAAGTTTCCAACACCATTTCTGCAAGTTCTGGCAACTCGTAGTTGTCAATGCTAGAAGCGTCGATTGACATACCATGTTTATTTTCATGGACAGCCACCAGCGCCATCATGTCGTAATAGTCAATTCGCTGAAATTCCATTAAATCCATGATGACCGTTTTCTTGTTTTCCGCATCCAGCGAAGTGAAATACTGTTTTGCTTGGTCGTGATCGACAAGTCCTTGAATGCGCATGGTTCTAGCGCGTGGAAGGTGAAGAATGAACCCTAAATAAGCCATATAAGCATTCCATGCTTTTGACCCTTTAAATTTAGCTATCATTACGCCACCGCTTTAAATTCATCTTTGAAGTTTTTAGGCGCGACTTGAATAGTCAATTCAACGTCTAACGTAGATTCAGATTCATTAGCCGTGCCATTGCGAGGATCGTTTTTCAAAATACATTGCTTGGAAACAAGAGTTCGTCCGTTTTTCTTGTTGTACGATGTGAACTGAAAACGCTCTTCGCCTAAGAACAATTTTACGTAAAGCTCCAAATGCTGTTGAGATACGTTTCGAAGCTTTACTGATAGCTCGATAGGCTGAGTTAATCCGGTACCGACAATTTCACCGTCACCATAACCATTAGGATCGCAAAACATCTGCACTACCTTTTGGTTGTTTCGTCCAAGCTCAATCACCGAGATATAGCTGTATTCCTCACCGTCATAAACAACGGTAGTTTCCATTTCCCCAATTCGAAAATTGCTGCCAGCCATTATTGAGCCTCCGTTACTTCAATTCTTGCACGCCAAATAGGTTCAGCGTCTTTCACTTCTGCTTTACCGCCAACCACATATTGCTCATCAGATTTGACGATGGAAATGTAGTTATTTGCATCAGGATCTAAGTAGAAATATGGGAAGCCTTCGTAAGTCTCGATAACTTCGGACGCGGCCTCTTCAATGTTTACTCGCTGAACGGCTGTATTGTTCGGTTCGTTGGTTTGAATGTAAGAGGTGATCGCCTCTTGTGTTTTTAGCTGTGCTTGACGGTCGATGTAAGCTTTAGTAATTGCGGAACCACCATTACCAAAGAAGCCTAAAGTCGGCCCATCAGAGCCATTCAAGAAGAAAGAAATACGCTTGTTAAACAAATCTTCGGCTTTGCCTACAGTAAACACTACTGACGCAGGATTGGATGAATCAAGCACGTAGTATTGGCAATTTCGCCAGTAAGCTTGTGACAGTAATCGACCAAACGCTTGATAGCATCCAGTGTATGAACCCGCATCATCAAGAAAGACGGTATCTTTCATCGCGATTTGTTCAGCCAATGCTTCGTCGCTGGTGGCGTAAGCTCTCACGCCGTCAAAATCCGTAAAGTCGATAGTTTGCGCCGTGGCAATATCAATCTCTTTAGAAAAGCAAAGCGTAAAGTAATCGGTCGGATCAAAGTCGATTGCATCTGTGCTTTCTGGATCAACTTCATCTGCAAGAATTAGCAAATAGAATTTCTCCAAGCCACCAGTCATCAAGTATTGAACTTCTGTATTTTCCGTGTAATTGGCAATAAGCGTAGGATCATAAATTGGCACTACTTTGTACAACGCAGGGTCAATAATATCGCGTGTTGCCTTGGCTGATTTTTTACTGGTTTTTACTGGGGCTTCCTCGCCCTCTTCCGCTGGTGGCGTGTAACTACCAGTAACCATAACTAGGCATTTATACAAAAAACTGTAGTCGGCCTCTGTAGCGGATTGAGCTTCGCTGATGCTCACCGCATAATCGAAAACAAGTGTATTACTCATAGTCTATCCACTTAAAATGTTTGATTTTTTCGCGTGTTTTGTCGAACTCGATTTCGCACGCAAAGTGAAATTCTTTAGCCACTGAAAGGACGCCAACAGAGAGCCAATCGGAGGAGGCTTCCATATTTACTGAAGCCAGTGAGGTTTTATTGCCACTGCGCTTTTTATAGCGATCAAACTTGCTACCTAGGACGCCAAAAACAGGCTTATCTCGCCCCATATCAGCGAGCGACAATCGAATGATCCCAAAAAAGCGAATGTGTGATTCAGAGAAGTACTGCTCACGCACACTTAGGTATTCGACATAAACAATGTCAGCACCGTCATGTAACGCCCCAGCCCAATCAACCGCCTTCAGACCGAAAATATTGCGGATCTCATCATGTAGAGCTTTTCTAAACATACTGAGCCTTTATCGAGTTAAAGAATGAGCCAGTATCGACCATAGGCCAGTCAAAACCTTTACCTTGAACGTTGTATCCGTTGTAACCGGTCCCGCCCTTAATCGTTGTTCGAGCGTTGCTGCCATAGTCTTTTCGCATGATCGGGTTGCGCACTAAAGCGCGGGCTGCGCTCTCAATACGACGAATCATTTCAGGGCTTACTGAGCCAGCATTGAATAGCCTTATCAGTTCGTTGGTGACTCGGATAACATCTTGGTTTTGAAAATGACTTTCCGCTTTTGAGAAAACCCCGTAACGGGTGTCCATGTATTCGGCAAGTTTGGTCATTTTTAGGTTGGTCTTACCTTGGGTACCAGTCTTAACCCGAGACGCTTGCTTTCCTTGAAACGATTTAAGTGGTTTTTCGTGGTCAGCCATTCTTGCCGTTTTGCTTTTGTCTAAAACGCCAATTCGAATATGGTGGGAATTAAAGTCTTTCACCTCTTTTTCTAAATTGGTGAAATCCAGTTCAATGTCCAACGTGAACATTAGAACCCTCCGCCAATGATTGGAATTCGGGCAGGTTTCACAACAGGCTGTTTATCAGAAAGAGAGCACCCGTTAGCCTCTGCCAGCGCCTTTAAGCGAATCAGAGTGAAACGTTTATTGCTATCTTGAGAAACTCGTTCAATTAGCACCTTTTGTGAAAACTGATAGCACTCACATTCACCTTCTGGATTTGCATTGACAGCGTTGGCAAAATCAATCTCATCCTGAAGCATTGCTTCTGATCCGCAGTTTCGAAGTATTGTGTCGATGAGAATTTGTGAATCTTCGGAAATCATCATTCTCTCCAAAAGAAAAGGGACTCAACAATGAGCCCCTACTTTGACCGATTATTTATTTGCTTCTTTCGCACGCTCTTTCAAAGCGCGAGACGCTGCAGTTTCAGTGAGTTGGTAAACGTAAGAACCTTTGGCCTCAAGCTCGTTAGCTGCACTTTCATAAGTAAATAAGCTTTTTTGAACCAAACCGTGATCGCCAGATTCTTTTGAGTAAATACCGGGTACTGAACCATGGTGGTTATTTACCGCAGGTCGGTAAGTCAATGAAATATGAGAGCTAGTCCCTAGAATGGATGGAACCTCTAACATTTTCACGTTCTCATAAGCTCGTTGCACCGCAGACTTGCCCGTTACTACGTCACCACCAGACGACGTGATCGGCTTGCGCATAATTGCTGCAATATCTGATGTGTAACTTAAAGTCATGTTTACGTGATCGGCTTCGCCTAGGCCAAGAGCTTTGGCTTGTTCTTCGTAAATGGCGTTAATCACCGTTAGTACGCCAGAAATATCCGATACGGTTACTACTGTTTCATCATACTCAATGGCATTTTTATTTTGCATCATGCCACTGTTACCGTGTTTGCCATGGAAGTGCTCATAGTCGTATTGCATCAATAGGCGGTTTAAAAGACCCGCATTGATGTTTACGTCATTGACGTTCTGCATGCTAGACAAGCGAAATTCAATGTGAGTAGGTTGACGATGGTAAGAGAACTCAACCTCTTTTGCATGCGCTTGAGCCAGTTCAGTGGTTGATGGCGTTAATGCCTCAGCAAACTTATCGTCTGGGAACTTACCAGTCACATCATAGTTAATGTGAATTACTGTTGCCTGTTGCAATTTACCGTCTGAGTAATCTTCATCAGTGCCTGCGAGATTGGCGGTGTAAGGTACGTATGTGCGCTTGTTGCTACCCATGATTTTTGCATTGTAGCGACGCTCGACCTTTGATTTACATACAACGTTAGTTGCCATATCTTGATTTCCTTCTGGTATCAAAAAAGGGCTTGCCGGTCATCCTGGCTAAGCCCTTTTGGTATCAAATTAATGTTGGCCTTACTCTGCATAGTGTGAGTTTGGCATCAGTTATTTTTTCGCTGTAGAGCGAGAGACTGTTTTAGAATCCGCACTTTCTGGCGTTGGCGCACCGGCTGGAGTCGAAGCCGCAACCCAGCCCGCGTCTTGGCGGTCGTAAGGCGTGCCATCCGCAGGTGCTTCTTCCACACCACCAATATCAGCAGGAACTAGTGTTACGTCACCCGTTTTGCCATTTACACTCGTTACGCCAGCTGCGCCATCAGAGCCCGCAGGAGCAGAGCCACCATAAAGTGTCACTAAAACGCAGCCCTCAACGATTTCGCAATTTTCATCCAAACCGTTAATGTCTAGTTCGTCAATTTTACCCATGATGGCTGTCGAGTCAGCGGTGCCGATCGGTACCACTTCGCCAGTGGCATTATCAACGGCAAAGCCATTACCAGCCGCTAGCGTTACACCATCTTTTACACGAACAGGAATGCCCTTACCTTGTTCAACAACACCCGTTACCTTACGGATGTTACAAAGGTCGTGGACTGCGAACCCAGCAAACGCAGATCCATTAAACAGAGCTACTTTAGGTTGTTCACCACTAACGGCTACAGAGGAAACCGCAACGCCAGCAACCAAATCACCTTCAAACGCACAAGGGGAAACGACGTCACTATTACCAGCGTAACGAGTTGCACCTAACGGAATTTCACGAGCCATGATGCTCTCCTTATTTCTAGAATTGATTATTTTGATTTAAATGTACGAATTGAGTTTTCGTTTACGCAGATTCGGCGTTGTTTGCCTGTTGGCCCATTTCGAAAATGGAGCCGTAGTCCTTCATGGCTTCACTATCTTTTGTGACAGAGACTTCACGACCACCTTCTTCCAGCTTGCCTTTGTTAAACATTGATCGTTCAATCAAAGGCCATGCAAGCTTGCGATCAATTTCGTGAGACTTAATGCCGTCTTTGATGATTTTTTCTTTAACCGTATTGCGGTCACGCTCTTCTAATAAATCGAGCATTTTTTCATTTTTGAAAAAGGCGCGAACCGTGGCAGCCGCAAGACCCTGAGCGCGTTCAGCCGGTGTCTTAGCCCATTTTTCAACGTCTTCTTTGACTTCCTTAATATCAAACCAATCAGGAAACATTTCAGAGTTGTCCTCCATGAACTTGTCGAATTCAAGGTTGAACTTGATAGCGTCAGTTAAGTCCGCCTCTGTGTTCTCTTCTTCATTCTGCTTTTCTAGGCGTTGCTGAAGTTTTGCAAGAATGTCATCATCTTCGTTCCCAGCCGTTGGCTTGCCACCTAACAGTTCAAGCAGTTTATTGACATCAGGCGTAGCATTAGGCTGCTGCTGTTGACCTCCGGTCAATAATTGCAAAAGCAACTCTGATGCATCATCTTTAGGCTGTTGTGACTTACCACCAGCCAATAACTGCAATAATTGCGCATTCGCGTCATTTGGTTGCTGACCACCGCTCAAGAGCTGTAACAGTTTCGGATTAATCGCATTTTGCTGCTGACCAGTAGCACCACTTAATAACGCAATTAATTGCTGCGTTGGATCCTGTTGTTGATTACCACTCAAAAGCGCGATTAGTGGGTTTTGTTGTTCGTTGCTAAATTGGTTTTGATTACCGCCGGCCAATAGTAGTGCAAGTAATTGATGTAAATTCATGCTGCTTTACCTCGATTGATTTTATTAACAATTTGCTGAGCGTGAGATTGCCCAGATGTAATCTTCATTCCGCACTGACAGTTGTACTCAACCCCAAGCCCTAATTTTTCAGCCTGTTTAATGGTCATGCGTTTACCGTAGTGCAGAGCGTGCGTGGCGCGTTCCTCTTCTGCTGAAGATGGTTGCCACTCAATGATGATTTCGTCGGCGTGTTCTGAGCTTGAGAGGGTTTGAACAATCTCGCTGCTGAGCGTGCCAGTCATTGTGTTTTTGATGTTTGCTGCGAAATCCAAGTTTGATTTGTTTTTGGATTTTTCCAGCCTTTTGATCGTCATGTAGGCGTTGGACTTGGCGTCCATGAGAATTGAATATTTATTGATGAGTTTTAGCTGTTCACGCTGCATTCCTCCATGCTCGTTGTAAATACGCTCAAAATTGATCCCAAACCAATCAAGTAGGTTTTCAGCCATTGTGTAGGGATACAGATACATGCTGCCCCCTTACTAATTTTTGCTAATCCCTAGCTCGGCAATGGGTAGAACGGTTTCAACCATTTTTCGCTTTTCGTCGTCAGTGAAAAGCGAGCTCATTTCGATTGAATTTAAGAAGTTGGATATTTCTTGCAACTGTTCAATGTCGGGCTTAATCATAAAGTCGGCACCAAAGACCGATTCAAATACGCCCCTTAGTACCTCGTTAAAATCACGTACTGAAGCCAAGCGGTTTTGCTTGCGGTCACCGTCACCCGTTGAATTAAGGGAACCGACCAACTGACCGTTAATAAATGACATTGGACGGCCTGTTGCGTTACAGATTAGAGAGTAAGCGTACTCAAGCTGCTCCTTGACGGGCTTAACATCGACCTTTGGCATTTCTAAAGCCGATTGAGCATCAATGTACGCCACACTGCTTTTCTTGAGCGCATCGTTGATTTTATTGATTTGCGTTTCGACAGCCGTTAGCACCTCTTTGTCTGAAATGAGCTCACTTAAATCACTAATCTTCAGAAGTACAGCCCCGCCAACACGTATTAGCTTTGCTGCGCCAACGATGGCATCAAACACCATTCCGAAATAGGCCTCTAACAATTCTGTCCGATGGAATTCTTCAAAATCCAACTCAACAAAATCGAGCTTATTTACTTTTTTAGCGAAAACGGTATACGTGCGCTCTTCGAAATAGAAAGCGTGCTCACGACCGTGGATTGGCCGCTTACGAAGCACAACCTTACTCTCCTCCGACATGGCCTCAATGACGTAATACATCAAACCACGCTGTAGTTTTGGTGAGTGAGAATCGTAAATCGTTTTTGAAAAATCCGAGCTTCCTATCTCATCTGGTATTGCGACAATTTCTAGCGTCACATACATAATGCGCGAATAGAGCTCTCGAATAGCTATTTCAATATATCGCTCTCTTGCCAATGAGAACGGGTCAAATTCAGTAATAACCGGGAGCAATCGTGGGTCTTTGGCGCGAAGGAACTGGTAATATTTTTCAAAATCCTGTTTTTTGTCAGGAGGCGACTCGGAACCACCAGCTTTATCTTCTGGCTCGTCAAATATGCCCATTAGTGTCTACCTCTTATTTTGATCTTGTCTGAAACAATACCGCTTCTTACGGCGCAGTTTGTTGTAGCGTCCGGTGCATCATCATGCTCAGCGTCTTTATTAAATTTCTTGTGTTGGGTGAGCCATTCTTGATTTGACCAGTTTTCAACAAGTCGCAAACGCATTAAGTTCAAAAACGCTCCGACACGAAATATCCTGTCGTGCTTATTACCTAGCGTTGTACGTGGTATGGCATCAATGCCACGAACGGAGAAATAATCCTGAGGTGCTGTCCCGACTCCGTTGTCCTCGTAATAAAACTCAACAACCGGAAACGAATTGATTTTTTCAGCAATTTGGTCAATCGCTGAGTTCCAAGAATGAGGGAAGCAATATCCCCACGCGAATACGTATCCGCGAGTCTGGGAAATGAAGGATAGAGCCGTAAAGTCGCCGCCTTTGTAGGAAGGGTCCAAAAAGGCAACACACGGCAACAGCTCTTCGTTTTCTTCAGCTGTAACCACCGGCGTTTCTGCAAATGGGTAGCCGGAAATTTTCGGTGAAGGCTCACCAAGCCAAACGTGTGGCCAAGTAACCTCGCCTCTCTCCCTTTTTGCTTGTTCAAGTAATTGGGTGTCTTGATAGCGATTAGGTAAATCGAAAATGTTGATATGCTTAATGACAGCTTGGTCACCAAATGCTCGCACTTTCGTGATTACCGGGTCTTCTGCAAAGTTAGGGTTCATTGCGAAGAAGAAACGAGCTTCTGTTAAGTCAACCTCTTCCGCACCAAATGCCAATCTCAACAAGCGCTCATATTCAGACGTAAACGAAACATTGCCTGAACGGTTTACTGTAGGAAAAAGCACATCAAGAGAGTCTTGTGAGGCATCCTGCGCTTCGTCCATGAAGACCATGCGCACTTTATGCTTACCCTTAATTTTGTTTACTTGGCTAAATGCTGTTTTGCCGCCTGTGGAGCGCAAGCCAGTAAATGCAAATTCAACATTCGTTAGTTTGTTGATGATTTTGCTATGGGTAATTTTGAAATATTGTTCAAGACCAGCCTGTTTGATTAAGTCACTAACGACTGAGTGAACAGAATCTTCAATAGAAGTCTGGATTTCACGTAAAACCAAAAAAAGCGAATCGCGGTATTTTTCCTCAAACGATTGTTCAAGCATGTAACAGATAATCGCAAAGGTTTTACCTGAACCACGACCGCCCTTTAAGACTATGTACTTAGCAGCCTCATCGCCAAAAATGTCGCGGTAGATTTTCGGGATACTAAATTTTTGCTTTATTTTACGAAGTGTGTTTTTCGCATACTGACTAATGAGAAAATCAAATTCTCGTTTTTCTTCCTCAGTATTTAATTTTGAAAGTATCTTCTGAATATCTTCAGGAGTGAGATTCAGGACTACATCTAACAGCTTGTCACTCTTGGTCATCGGTTTCATTTAAATCCACCTCAAGAAGTGCTGCGAGTTTTTCTTCTAGTCTGCTTTCTATCTCACCTTCAGGCAGGTCTTCATCAATGACTGGAGGCTTGTAGTTAGAACGATACTTTTCAGGTCGATTTGCTGACATTAAAAAAGTAACGATTCCTGCATGTCGCTTTCTTATAGGAACAGTTTTCTTTTTCCCGTTTTTATCAACAATAATCTTGTAATCAATATCTCCATTTACGGCCATGTCATAAGCGGTGGCCTCTAACTCGTCATAACGTTCTTCCATGATTTCGTTAAAACGCTTAGCAAATACTGGATCTGAGTTTTTGTAGTCATAAACGCTAGAACGAGAATATCCGGCTATTTTAGCCGCGTTTGATACGGTCATAATAAGACCGCCATTTTCTAAAGTTTCAAAAAACTTATTGTCTCGCGCTCGCGTTCTTTTTGTCTTGCGAGACATTTATACCTCCCGTTTTGGTAAAGCCTGTAAGTCTGTCGTGTCTGAAATGCCCGAAATAAAAATTAAAAAAAGCCGCAGCCGCTCCCATGATGTGGGAGTAGCAAAACGGCTTTTTCTAAAATCGTGATTTCCGAAAAGTGCACTTTTGATGCTTTTCGTTTGGGCTTGATATTCGTTTTGAACTAAAAGCGCATAGAAATAAACAATTGGATACTACTTTCTATAAGCTTTTGGGGAGTTATTGAGTACGCACAAGTACTCCTCAAAAACCGCTATTTCCCTGCTTTTGGATCAACTTCGATTTTGCACTCTTTCTTTAGAATGATGTTTCCAGATGACCCTTTCTCTCCACATGAAGCCATTCCATTACGACTGTTTTGTTCTACGTGGTAACTAGTACACCCACCAGCTAACAAAACACTTAACATTAATAACGCTCTCATTTCTCTTCACTGTCTCCCGAGCACATACTGACAGCTCGCAAACCACTATCGTCAATTTTTACCGTGTTCTTGCACTGCGAGCCACTTACTGCCCCGTTCTCGACATAGGCTACCGATGTGCAACCATTGATGAGTAGTACAAACACAACCACTGCTAAAGTTTTCATGCTTCGCCCCAATAAAATACTGATTCAATTTTCTTCCATGTGTTTTTACCGACAATTCCATCATTGGAAAGGCCGTACTTGTTTTGAAACGCTTTAACGCTTGCTTCGGTACCATTACCGAAAATGCCGTCAGCATTTAAGCCAAGGTTTAGTTGTAGCTCTCGCACATCCACGCCGCGAGCACCATTTCTTACCGTTGTTCTATCCAGTGAAAACCCAAAAGCGAGTTTTAGGGCACGCTCAAAATCGTGTGCGTATCCGGCAATAGTTTCGGCTCTGTCAGTTCCGTTGATGATTCGACGAGCGTTTACATAATCGGGAATTTCTTGGTCTAAATAATCTGAATACTTTGAGCCAGTAAACAAGCCGGTGGCCATGCCAATTAAAGTCGCTTGTGCAGAGTAGATTGGAGTAAGCAGTAAGTTAGGGTTATTCACCAAGTCGACACCCAGCTCTAACGTATAAATGTTAAATAGCAACCGGCTTAAACGTTCGTAGTTGTATTTCCATGTGACCTGAACATCACCTCGCCCGTAATAGGCTTGCCCTGTTATTGGATCTGATATCCCATACTCATGGCCAACGCCTTTACCATACTCCTCGACTGGCTGCATGTTGTATCCGGTTTCGTGATAAACAGTAGCTAGTGAGTAGGCTAAGTAACTCAGTGGAATACGCATACGTTTAGAGCGCAGCAAAAAGTAAGCAAGCATGCATCGTTCACAACCCAATGACTGCTCCTTTGTCATTTCACCCCGAAACAAAACTGCATTTATGCGCGTTGATACCGCTTGGGACGAAAAAAATTTCAACATAAGAACACTCTATTTTGGACATAAAAAAACCGCCACAATGGGCGGTTATAAGATAATTTAGATGTTGCAACAGTGAGTCGCGAAGTCTCATGCTGTCACAATAGACTGAAAAATTCGTAACGAATACCCTTTTCACATAATTAAAAGGAACTCATCGCGAGCGACTAATTAAAGAATTATTGTGTAAGGTCTTCAGTTGGTGCGTTTGGTGCGTTGGTTTTTACCGATTCAATACCGTTATCTCGAGACGCTGCGCTTTCATAAGATTGGCTTGTACCTATCACTTGATTGTTACCAGCTTTTAGGTTGAACATGTATTTTCCAGCTACAGTTTGTTTCCTTTCATATTTTGAATCGTCAGGCGCATTCTTTTTCACTGAATCAATGCCATTTTCACAACTTGATTTTGTTGTGTAGCCCTCACTAGCTAAGATATTTTGTCCATTTCCTGCTTTTAAACGAAAGCGATATTCTCCCGCTGTATCTTTATAAAGTTCAAATTTTCCAGACATAGAAGCCCCGCAATATTATTGACAAATCAACCATTAAAGACATAGATGTATGCACATCCGACCATATAAAACATAATCAATTTTTCAAAACTTTCAATTATGTTGAATGAGTAATGTGCACTCGCTTCTTTAGGTGTGCTCTCAAAGAACTTAATGCACTCACAAGTAGCCGCCATCTATAGAGTTATAAACAACCAAGGACATTTTTGAGAGCTAATTTCAATATCAATTAATTCGCGTTGAAGCTATCTCTAGTTGTGCATATGGTAAGCGCACAATCGTAAATGATTATGTTGTGCAACCTAGAGGCAAACCACTTTCTGTACCACTACGTCCCAAAAATCCAACGGCACTTGAACTAGCTGTACACCGATATGAGGTTTCGGCTATTAAACTTTATAATCAAAGTTTGGATGAGAGCGACCCTAAATCTTTAAAAGCTTCTCAAGAAGATTTGAAACACCTCAAAACCTTGAGACGTAGCTTAAGCGCACAGGTATCATTACAAAAACAACTTACAGAATATCAAGAGCGAAGCGCAGCTACTTCGCCAGACGATTTAATGGATGAACCTCATCACCCTACCCGTGTTTTGGCAAGGAACCTAACAAGTATCGGTGACATCAAGCCAACTAAACGACATGATCCTCACCATATTATTATGGGATCTGGGCAATTCCGAAAAATGGAAATGATGCTTGCAAGATTCAACCTTCATACGTTTGGTCTTGGAATCAATGACCCATCTAATGGTGTTTGGTTACCTCGAAATGTGAACGACAAAGGACATTGGAGTTCTCCAGATGCTGAAGCACATAAAAAAGTTCATCGCTATAACTATGAAACATGGATAGTTACAAATCTAAGCAGTGACTCTCTTAAAAAAGATGTGTTCATTAACCGTCTTCGTAATATCAAAATTAAACTGAAAACTTCTACTTACCCCGAAGGTATGATTTCTAGCAAAAACCCGAACTGGAATGGTGAATAATGAACGTCTACCAATTGAAAGAGATGCCGCATGATTACAAGGCTTTGCAATTAGGTCCAACGGAACTCTTCGGCGCCATAGGCAAACAACATCTAATGACCATACACCGCCAGCGCTCTCAGAACACGTCATTACTAGATATTTGGAAAAATGTATCCGCTTCATTCGATGATGTCTTAGGAACTAACGCTGACATCCCTGATGTGTCGCTGTGGTCTATGACATACCTAGTACTGTCCCATCGTGCTTACGAAATATTAAAACCCACCTTAGAAAATGAAGGTGAGTTTCTATTGGTAACTGTCGGAGAGGAACAAGTTTATGTCTTTAACTGCCTCTCCTTTGGCCAAGAAGACGAATCTGTTTGCGTGAAGAAATATCTTGATGGCATCGAAGATGGTTACGAAACACTTTATTTCGAAGAATCTGATATCGAGAAGCGATATCTATTTAAATCACGACTTGAAGGTTGTCAAAGACTGTATGCCACTGAATCTTTTAAACGCTTATGTGACCACTATGACTTGCGTGGGCTCCGGTTTGAAGAAGAGCTGCTGAGCGTGTTTTAGATAGCGAGGTATAAGATTAATCCAACTATTTCATGGAAGCAGAGGAAATAATGAAGGAATTTGTAAAATGTACTTTTGGCGGTCTCAAAACGTCGTACTTGGTTAGACAATACATTTTCGGAGCGTTGATTGCTGCTGTTTTTTTCAGTGCCGCAACGAAGAATGGGCAGGAGCTAAGCATCGCAACAATAGCGGTATTTACTGTTAATACTCTGTTGTACCCGTACTCAAGGTTTGTGTACGAAAGAATCGTAGAGTTTGTGATGGGCAACAACGTCTTCTTTGTTAATGCAGTATTGATGCTTACTGTAAAAGCTTTCACGATGGTTCTTTGCTGGGCAGCTGCTATTTTTGTTGCACCTTTAGGGCTCGCTTACATTTATTACCACCAATTGAAAACACAAAGTTGATAGAACAACGCTTGGCATTATTCCTTCGATGCCAATAGTGACGTCATATGATGGTAAGAGCTGGTAAAATTGCTTAAAAAAGTGATGACCGATGAAAAACATCGGTCATAGTGCATAGTGCCATTAGGTTTGTGGATTTGGAACGTATAGCGGGAATCGAGCCCACATCATCATATTGTACGCTTTGCGTTCATATTTCTTTATAATCAGTGGCTTGGCTAGTCAATTTTAATTAAGAAGGCCAAGTCAGTTAGAACGCTACAGCATGAAAAAGTGCTATATTGAAAGCATCACATCTTCACGCCCCCACAGAAGGAACAATATTATGCCGACCTACCAGGTCACTTACTTCAACGCGAAACACGCCGTGATGGATAGCGAAGCTATCTTCATGAAAAACCTAACGAACGCAAAGCGCTCAGCAGAGCATCATGCGCCAGAGGGTACTGACCAAATTGAAATCAAAGATTTAATGGATCAAGTGCTGACTCGATTGACGCCTGAGCAAGGCTGGATTGATAGCACCGAAGAGTGACATTGCTTAGCAATCACGGTTCGTTTGGAGTGTCAGCAATAAATACACAGGCTTGATTAGTTTTTCGTATTAACCTTTGACACAGTTTAATTTGTTTGTCTGTCAAAGCCTGTTCACGGTTGAGTTGATCGAGTAAACCTGCAAGCATGTCTCTGTCCAAATTACTCAGTTTTTCAGAATGCATGAGGAGTGTCGTATTGATAAGTTCAGAGAGGTTTCTTGAACTCACAATCCCCATTCCTTATCCCACTTCTTTTGTTCCTCAATCTCTTCTATTCGTTTGCGGACATCCTTTCTCTTTAACTCCTCTGGCATCCGCTTAATCCCTTTTCCTTTCGGATTAAGACCAAGTTGTTTCTGCTTTTGTGTCGGTTTAAGTAACTTGCTCACATATAATCCTATTTTTTAATGGTCAACTTAATTTCACACCACATCCATGTTGGCTATGAAAGAAACAATGATACTACACAAGTCAGCACAAAATAGACACAAGCGTGTTATATGCTTGCCTAAATTAGCTAAGCTTAAATTAATTAAGATAAGACTCTCTCAATTAATTGTGGCATTTCACTTTTCATAAAAGTCTGAAAATCTCAAACTTTGCTATTTATAAGAAAGCCATGCATACCAAAGTTAGTGTACAACGTGTCCTCACTATGTTGATTTGGATACCAATTTTGTAACGTACTATGTGCCAGTTTTCCCGTGGCAAACTTTGGCTTAACACAGAGAGCCAAAAACCGTTGACAGTAGGTAGCAAATCATCAAGTTCTCAATTATTTTTAAGCAAAGTTGAATATGATTTTTCTTTGCTTAGAGTCGATTTCTTTGACAGTAATGTTTACTTGAGTGCCAAGTGTAAAAGTTGTCGTTTGGCTTGAGATTTTTTGTTTGATCGCATCAAATTCAAAATCGCCATTTTGAAAACTGGATAAAGGTATGAGACCTTCGATTCTGTTTTCCTCCAGCTCTACAAAAACACCAAAGTGCGTAACTCCAGAAACGCTTCCCATGAAGTTTCGTCCAATAAATGGTTTCATGTAGTGGCATTTCAGTGCTGATTCAACCTCACGACTTACTTCATCAGCTTGGCGAGATTGATGCGAACAGTGCACACTGAGTTGCTCAATCTCTTTTGTATCGTAAGGGTAACTATTCGAAATCCCTGCTAGCTGGCGTATCGGCTTGAGCTTCATTAACAGGCTACGTAATTTACCAGTAGTTTTCTCTCGAAGTTTGGCACGGATGGCACGATGAATGAGTAAATCAGGGTAACGACGAATTGGAGATGTAAAGTGTGCGTAAGCATCGTATGCTAAGCCAAAGTGACCCAAGTTTTTAGGCGAATATTCAGCTTGGCTTTGAGAGCGCAGCAGCAAGGTACGTATTATGTCACACTCATCCAAATCTCGAACTTGATCTAAAAGTGCGTTGTAGTCGTGAGACGTTGGCTTGTCACCCCCTGCCAAAGTTAGCCCTTTTTCCGCAAGTAACATTCTCAGTGAGGTTAGCTTTTTCATCTGAGGGCCAGAGTGGACACGATATAGGCTCGGTATTTTATTTAGCTCTAGAAATTGCGCAGTAGCAACGTTAGCGCACAGCATAAACTCTTCGATCATTCGGTGAGCGTCATTTCGAACAACAGGAACGATAGAGGCAATCTTCTTTTTGTTGTTTAGCTTAAAAGCGAGTTCTTGTGTATCAAAGTCAATCGCTCCACGAACTTTACGTTGGCCAGATAAGTTCAAATATAAACGATGAAGATTCACCAAATACTGCGCAATATTATTTTTAGGGTTGTTGCTTTGGTATGTTGTTTTAGCCGAAGATTGCATGATAATGCGGTTAGCGTCGTCGTACGTTAATCTGGCATGAGAGTGAATGATGCCTTCAGAAAACTCTGAATCTAGCATGCTACCCTCATCATCAAAGGTCATCTCGCATACCATTACTAATCTGTCTTCATTGGGGTTTAGTGAACACAAACCATTAGATAGAGACTCAGGCAGCATTGGCACAACGCATCCAGGGAAATAGACGGATGTAGCACGACTCTGCGCTTCAAGATCTAAATGGTCATTTGGTTTAACGTAGTGAGATACGTCAGCAATTGCGACGAAAAGCTTCCACTGACCGTTGTCCATTTGATACCCATAAACAGCATCATCAAAGTCTTTTGCGTCATCACCATCAATAGTGACAAAAGGTAAATCTCGATAGTCTACTCGTGATGTCTTGTCCTTTTCTTCCACCTGAGAGCCGAAGGCTGATGCAGCATCAAGTACGTCTTTATCCCATTTGTCATTGATTCCATGACGACGCAAAGCCAATTTCACTTCTATACCAGCTTCTCCCGGGCGCCCTAAGACTTCATCTACCTCAACGGTAGTTAGTTGTCTATAGTCTGGGTAAGTATTGATTTTACAGTGGACAAGTTTGCCGACATTTTTAGCAATCAGTTCATTTGGAGTGACGTAAATGGTTTGAGTTAACTTCGAGTTTTCTGGCAATAAGTAAAGTTTAGAACCTTTTCTTTTTAACAAACCCACTATGTGAGTTGTTTTTCGCTCCACTATCTTGATAAACCGATGGTTTGAACGACCTTGATGCTGCGTATGCCCTTTCAACACCAGTATAATATCACCATCAAACACATGACTAAGTTGATGCTTTGGTAAGAATAGATCTTTCTCATTATCGTCGTAGGTGAGAAAACCAAAACCGTCTGCATGGATGCTTATCTTGCCAGTCACTAACGATGATTGGTCAACTCTCTTGTAGCCTTTTCTTCTCGTGAAAATAAGCTGACCATCACGTTCCATGGCTCTTAAGCGTTTTTTTAAAGCATCTTTCTCTGGCTCGTCATTCAGACCAGATGAATGAGAAATCTGTTCATAGCTTAAGTAGCTTTTTACTTTATCGAATAGACCTAGAATAGCATCTCGGCTAGGAATAACATTGTCATATTTAGTGTAGTTTAGTGATTGAGCGGATATATTTAATTTCATTTAATTCTCTTTTTATTCGCCAATCGCTTTTAATATAAACCTATTTATATGAGCAAAGCACTAGACGAACTGATTCATTCTTGAATCATATTATTTACTATGTGGGTATTTATTAGCATCTTGCCAAAGATATATACTGAAATGACTTATTAGACGAGTCTATTTGCGTAGCAAAGTGAGGTGAATCTTAACGTTTAAGTTCAAGTGACTTGGGTATATAAATTTTAATGAAAGTTTGTGATGATAAAAAGAAGAGGTAATAGGCACCAACGAAAGTTGATGCCATAGAGTCTGTTACATTACAGTAACTTCGCCTGCTTGCAGACCTTTTTTACCTTGCTCAACAACGTAAGATACTTTTTGGCCTTCAGAAAGTGTTTTGAAGCCAGTTGAGACAATTGATTGGAAATGAACAAACAAGTCTTCACCACCATTCTCTGGAGAAATAAAGCCGAAACCTTTAGTTTCGTTGAACCATTTTACTGAACCAGTTGATTTATTAGACATAGATACCTCTATATAAGATAATTTTAATAGTAAATGTTTAGCTAATAAGCGCTATTATATGATTTAGAGATATATATTTTGTCGCAGGAACGTAAACGAGGAAATCGATGAAGAACTGAGAGAAATTTGATCTTAAAATAATTAAATAGCTCTTTTCTTAAGAGCTGACGTGCAGTATACCGATAAAATTACTAAAGGCTAGCTTTTTATTTTTTATTTTCACCTTACAATTTTAACAGTAGTTCTTTCCTGTCGAACGTGTTATGCAATAGAAAACTCTAACTAGGGATTACTTTCTGATACTAGTTACTAAAGAGCTATCACACACTGCAATTTATAAAACCACAACAAAAATCAAAGGCAACTCACTGATTAGGTTGATTTTATATTTCTCACCAAGCTTTATAAAAGCAAGCATTTATAAAGATGTTGTATCTACTTAAATGAGGAAAAACGGGAAATACCTATCTATTTAGTTCAATGAGTGTATAGTGAGGTCAGCTCCGAAACGTGAGCTATTGATGAAACATACAGTTCGAGTCTCTTCTTAGTTTTCTTTCGAGTCATATCGTTATACAACTCCCATAGCAACTTATTCTTTATCTTCCATTAAATAGCCCCCAGTTTGGTTTTTAACTATAAAAAATAGCTTCATAGACTGTAGCCCTATTTAAAAAGATCCAACTTAGAATTTTGAACTAAACATGAAGTAAAAGTTCTTTTAGTTGTGATTTTTGACCATTTAGATACGTTATCCTTGGGAGCTATTCTTTATCATTGTTAATGAGCACTTATAGTCGTATGTTGAAACAGGCTTACTTCAGCCACTTTAGGCTATCTTTCATGTAAAAATATAGCCTGCATATTCAATGTACTTTTGATGAATATGTTCAAACAGGAACAAGAATGAGAAAAAAACGAGATAAATCTCCAAGAAAATACAAAAAAAGCGGCTACGAGGTTAAGTTTGAGCAGATGGTTAAAGAATACCATGATGCCAAAGAGACGCTAGAATCAATGAAAGAAGGTTCTGAGGAGTATAATAAGCAGAAAAATCTCTGCGAATCTCTGTTTGCTAGTGCTGAACGCTTCTTTAAGCAAAATCAGTAATACTATAAAGAATTAGACCTAATTCTATAGTGATTGTGGTGTGCAAGTGTCAACCGCTTCGCATCACTATCATTCTCCCCTCATAGGTTTGTTTCGTTTTCCGGTACCTTTCAGTTATCAAAAATTTAATGCTACCTTCTTACAGAAATAGCTTGGGTATTGATTAGTAAAATTAAGCCCCTCAAACTGAGAGGCTCTCTACTTGGCAAGAATACAACAACGCTATTTATCATACTCTAGTCTAAATCCCATTTGTTCACGCTGAATCAGCATTCCACAAACCATTGATTCCATTAAAAGTAACAGTGAGCGAACCTTACCTTCCGTGCATTGCTTTTTGTCTTCTCTTGTCGCCCTTCTAGCAATCTCACTTTTGTTAAGTCCATGGACATAGTGAAGAACAAAAAATGTCATTGGCCTTGGATTTTCCTCATCCATCATACAAGCAACCAACTTATCAATGACTAGAGCATCATCATCACATAGCTTATATCTTAAGTCTGGAGCCACAGGCAGGACATTAGATAACCCACACATCTGTGTATACCAATGACAACCAGTATTGTTGTGTGACCAGTTCCCCCACCCTCTTAACAGTACTCGTGTACGTTCTAAATCTTGATCTTTCATATTGATACCATTACTTCAATTACATGTTGGTGTGAACTAAGCTGACTCGTAGAAATACTCAAAATTAGTACTCATCACGTCAGCTTTGGCCTTGTAGACTTTCTCAATGTCGTATAGGTCATACACCGTCCAGTTCTGCGGAGAGTGATAACTTTCTAACGTTTCTAAGCGAGATAGTCCGATACGTTCGATAAGTCCACGTCGGTACTCTTTCGAATTCCCCGATTTGTTCCCGTTGCATTCGTAGCACTGGCCATGGGCATTGTCTTCATTGAATCTAAGTTCAGGGGCTGCGCCTACAGAACGAAAGTGGCCGCAACACAGAGGCAAGTAGCGTCCACAGCTAGCACACGGTTTTCCGCTATCGCGTAACACGATAAAACGGTTAAATTGTTCTTGAGCTTTTTGAACTCGATACCCGTATTTCTTAATTTTCATTTGTCAGCCACAGCCCCATAAATCCAGTAAAAAGAGCCGTTAGGTAGATGAGAAACAAACTATCGAAATGGAAGCCACGCCCAGCGAAGAGAAAGCTGAATTGCAAGAATGCTGACGATACCACTGCTATCGCACTAACCACCGTAAATAAGGCAAATAACAGACGTATCATGCGAACTCCATAAAGCGATATACGGCGTTTTGCATCTCTTGCTCGTCGTTAAATACTTGAAAAAGTGATTGGTTCCATATGACGTTAAAACAACCTTTGTAAATTTTTTCGAATTGTTCTTGGTCTGCATTCTCAAAAGCGATAGACCAAGGCCGCTTTACTGTTCCTCCATTGGGGAGCATTTCTAAATCAAAATAACCAGCTTCGATCATCACTTGGTATCGGTAGTTCTCAATACACTTGTAAGCCTCTGGGTCGCAGTGACTTTCTCGCTGTTTTTTTATTTTCGATAAGACGATGTTGGCAATCTCAATACCATGTGTTTCATACATGTCTTCTCGTCCAGCCAACTGACAGAATTGCTTCGCAGTTTCATGTGCTATGTAATACTCTGGTTCGCTGATTAGGCTTACGTCGGGAGACCAATACTCGAATCCTAGGTGTATCAACGCAAAAAATTTACGGTGGTGATCCAAAACACGGGCTTTCGCTTTAGACTTAGGCTTAATAGCCACAACGCGTCCACGCATCGTAGCAGCCTTTTCGCGCATTTCAGGTGTTGCGTACTGAATATAACCACCAGTACCAATTGCACCGATGATCTCTGTCGTTTCTTTTTTCGCCTTCACAGTTGAACAACTACGCACGTTTCAACTCCTTAAAGTGAATTCTTGGTTTCGCCAACTTTTGAGCCTTTTTGGCTTTCTCTATCATCAAGTCGACACGAAATTGAGTGTTCTCAGAGTCATCATCGTTAGCCGCGATCATCTGCTCATAATCTTTGAGAGTAATGCCATAATCATTCGCTATGTCGTTTAACATCTGATTCGCTAACTCACGCGCTTTGCGCCACTCTCCACAATTGTGAAAGTGCTTGTAGATATCCTCATATTGTTCACTAGCAACTTTTTGATTTGCCATATTCAGGCGTTGCAACTTACCCTCGATAAACGGCAGATCAGATGGAATGCCCCACTTTTTAGAACCGGCATACCAAAACTTCGGTAGGTAGTAGATCATCTCTCCCCCTGCAATCGCTCTCGGATTTGTCGTTGTTGCTGGATGAATCTCTTTAGCTTTTCAATATCCGCTTGGAAACTGACAATAGCTTTATCGCCACCAGGAATGTTCCATTGCTGATGCTGCATAATGTTCTGCTGCAAACCTGCTACTTTAGATTCAGCTAGATGTATTTCGTTCTCAATTTGGGCTGTACAGTCAAGCTGGACTGGTGACTCTAGGTTTTTATTGCATCGTCCCTTGTTCTGCTCTTTGGCTAACCAAGAATTGATAAATCTAGGGATTCCACTTTTGGTCTTGCGTCTGGTGGGATTAGATTTCAACCAACCAAGCATGTTTCGAAATTCCTGATAAATATCTACAGACGGATACAGCTTTCTGAACTCGAATATGTCCTCCATGTACACGGAATAAATCTCACCACGACGATTCGTTGGAAATTCAAATTCAGATTCAGGTTTTCTGGTTTCAAGCAATTCATCATTGCTTGGAATAAGATCTTTCAAAGGATCAATGGTTGGTTCTATGACTGGTTCTGTTACCCAATTTTGGGTACCTTTCAAATCCGTTTTTGGGTACCTTTCAAGTCCAATTTTGGGTACCTTCGGAAGGTGTCCATTTTCGGGTACCTTCTCTTCAGGGCTCGTAGTTCTTGATGATTTGGGGACTTGATGCTTCACATCGTCTTCTATGCCTAACAATTCCCATACAACAACCTGATTCGTTGACCCCTTTCTTTTCCCAGAATCTCGAATGATCCCAAGCTCTTGCATTGCCTTTAAGTTCGAACGAATTGTTTTGATGTTTAAGCGAGTATCGAGCTCTATACGCTCCGCACTCGGATATGCTCTGTGATACTCATCAGCTCGATCGGCAAGAGATAGAAGAATTAACTTCATCGTGGCCTTGATATCTTGTCGCCACGCCCAATCTGTAGCTCGTCTACTCATATTCTTGACTTCCAGCGCAACGCTGCGCTTTTCTTATACGCCTAGAGGTAAAACCAACAACCCTCTCACCAATCGTTAAGCGTTTGACTTTTATGGCGATCAAACTCGCGCTGCTTTTCCAGCAATATGTTCGTAAGCCCCTGATAACAATCAACGGTCTTTCCCGCCACGACTAACTCTTTAACCGTAAACTCTCCATCTCTGATGACGACTTGAACTGGAGCAGTGATTGTTACGATTTCAGACACGGGAATTAATGATTTATCAATTACGCCTTTTTTCATTTGTCCATCCCATAAACTCGAATCGCAGCTAACTTGCTCGCGATAACTCGTGCAGCTGCTTCAATAGCAGCTGATTTAATAGCTTTCGCTTCTTTGTTGTCGATCATTTGGTCATCTGCGAGTGCTCGGCAAATCTCGACATTCGCTTCACCAAGTGCAGCCATCTCTTTGATCTGGATTTCGCTAAGCTCTTCCGCGTCAAGTTCGAATTCCGCCATAGGAACAAACAAACCACCGCGTTGGCCTGCGCGATATTGAGCCAGAAAGTAGGTACCAGCGTGGATTTCCATTGCTTCTAGATCTTCATCATCGAAAAAACGGCAACCGTTTCGTTCATAGAGCTTGTTGTTGAAGGTGGTTTCAGACATACCAATTGCGCCAGCTAAAGCACCTCGACCTCCCTTGGTCTTCTTGATGATTTCTTTGACCACTTCTTTTTTCGAGTCAAATTTCACTAACATAATCAATAACTCCTTGTAGTTATGCAGTTTTCTTTGGTGCTGTATTATCTGGAAATACATCTTGGAACTTGCATTTAGCACCCAAAGAGCAGAGAGCATTAATTATCTGCCAGCATGTTTTTAGATTCGGGCTACGCCCTTTTTCATATCGATTAACTGTTGCTTGATAAACACCTAGCTCATCAGCAAGTTGCTGCTGAGTTATTCCTAAATTGGTACGGTAATCTTTAATTCGGTTCATATGTCCTCCGTCACATGAGGATATTTATACCAATTTGGAATTCTAAATGCAATCGATATATTCCATAACGGTTGTTTTTAAAAAATACCGCAGTGGCATAATTAGCGAATGAAAACAAATTGGAATGAACTGGTTAAATCCAGGATGAAGACCTCAGGCATAACCCAATCAGATCTTGCTGAATTAATGGGAGTGGCTCAGGGAACTATTGCTCGCTACTTAAACGAGAAGCGAGAACCAAGCCTTGATACGATTGCCGAAATGATGAAGCACGTCGGACTTAGTCAAATGACTTTGCTTTCTGACGGCTCTGTTACACCTGATGGTTTTGCTAATGTAAAATCAATAGATGACCAACCTGAAACCAAAGGGCTATTCCCTTTAATCAGTTCGGTGCAAGCGGGACAATGGAGAGAAGCTTGCGAACCGTATAACGTTAAAGACGCACAAATGCTGGCAACAACTGAGAAAGCGAGTTCAAGTTCATTTTGGCTAACAGTTGAAGGCGATTCGATGACCGCACCGCCCGGTTCACCACTTAGTTTCCCTACGGGTGTTCGCGTTCTAGTCGATCCTGAGGTTGAAGCGGTTAATAAGTCACTGGTTGTTGCCAAGCTTGATGATGTTAACGAAGCCACATTCAAACAACTCATCATTGACGCTGGACAGAAGTTTCTCAGTCCGTTAAACCCATCATTCCCCAAACTGCCAATTAATGGTAACTGTAAGATTGTAGGTGTAGTGGTTGATGCTAAGATTAACGTCAAACTTACCTGAGCATAGAATCTACACAGAGTAATCCCCCCACCAATTTGATGATAACCGCCCTAGTGGCGGTTTTTTATTGTCTAAAATCTGCCCCCCCATATTTCAGAATTCATCCTACCATCAAAAATAATTCCATTTTGGCATTTACATTTAAATACCATTATGGAATATTAATTATACCAAGGCGATGCCTTGAGGCTCTTTAAAACTGTTGGAAACCCAAAATAAACTGATACGCCCCGCTTTCGATGGCGTGAAACACTTAAACGGATGAGCGAGACCACTAGGTGGTACAAAACGTTTGAGAGCACCTATCAGCAAAGGGCTGATAGATGAGTAACGAAAGTAAATCTACGGTCACCCGACATAGTGAGGTGACTAGACCTATCCCATAGGTACTCTAGTAGTAACGGGCTTTGGCTTTCTTATGAGAGCCATTTTGAAATGCTCTTAACGGTCGGTCGATTTTGATAGTGACAACCGACTGAGCCTTGATAAATCGCGTTAGGGGCATTTCAAAATTGCGGTATCGGACCGGTCTTTAAGATCTGTGTATTAATTTTTATCCGGTACCGCAATTTACCCTAGTACACACACGTCCCAACAAGCATAAGACTTTCTTTAGAGGTATTAAAGAGCGCACCCATTGCAACCTCTCTCCCACATAGCCAGCTCTGGCTTATGCGTGCTCTGTTTAATGTCTCTACTGAGGAATTGACTGTGGACAGACCTTCCCAAGAATCCGTTGAGCAGTTCTGGCTCTCGGTAAAAAAACTACCGCACGATCGAAAAATTATGACCGATTACTGCCGGAAGCATGGTTTCCGTAGTCCTGACTCGGTTGAAGAAAATTTTGAAACTGCATCTTCCCTCAAAATTCAAGGCAGCTTAGCTGTATAAGGACACCTTAAAATGGCTGATAAGTATTTCAAATTAACCTGTAATAAAAAGGTATCGCACAAAGCGGTAAAAGAATCTGGCGATTTGGAACCTGTAATTCACTACATTAAAGCCGCAACCCAAGAACTAGCTAAATCGGAAGCTGTTTGCAAGGTTGAAGCAACTCACCCACTATGCACCGAAAATGAAAATTCCGGATACAGTGATTTCTTCAAAGGCGTTAAGGCCGAAAAAATATCAGAAGAAGATTACAACGCAGCAATTATAGAATTAGAAGCCAAGGGGTTTGACGAAGGCGAGTTCATTCACTCAGATGAACAACAAATAAATGTTCCGGATACCCCGTACCCTACCCTAGGCCAAGATGGATACTACGACACAAAAGATCCTCAAGTTGAAGATTCCTCTTTCATTTACAGTAGCGAAACCGACAGTATGAAAGCTGCTAAGGTCTTCATTCTGAGAGTTGACCATAGCCAATATGCTTACGGATTCCGATTTAAGTTTGGTGACTTCGATAAGCACGAAAAAATGAACTTAGACCGAACCGAAGAAAAACGTGACGACGCGATTGATAAAGCGGTGGAACGCCTTGAAAAATTCCTAGATTACCAAGATGAGTTTGGCCCAGAAGACCAAAAAACCTTTGTCTCCGCAACGATGAAACATGATTTTTATCATGCATTTCAAGAACCCAGTGAACTGTTTATAACAGCACTATCACAGCACCCAGACGCAAAGAACGCATTAGAAGCCCACAGCGATTATTTAGAAGTTGTTGAAGGTCATTTTGCGGATATCTGGCCTTTAGATAAATCCCCAAATCAAGCAATTGAGCATGTGAACTCAATGGTAACGATTGGTGTTCTATACGATTTAGAAGCTTTCACCGAGAGCTTGAAACCTTACCTTCCTGCCGTACTAACCGAGAAAACGAAAGAGTCGATGAAACATATTGAAGATGTTATCGACAAGCCAGCAGCCAATGAATCCATCATTGAACCTAAATGCTGGAAAGCCGCTCTCCCTGTAACCGATGAATTACACGTCGTTATTGCAATCCGAGATTGTGGTGACGAGGGGTGGCAATATGCTGTCGAAGGCAATCAGAAAGCAGAACGCGCATTCGGTGACGCTAACGACTTTGGCTGTGAGTTTGCTACCACCCGAAAAGAAGCGATCAAGATGGCTGGTCAGGCAATTATTGACGCTCTGTACAAGTACGATAGCTCATTAAGTCTAGCTAAGATTTTTATGAAATCTCCATACATTCAGGAGTTCGAAGAAAATTGCATTGAGGTGATGGATGGCGAAGACTTACCGCCTAACGAATGTTCACCAATAGAAAATGCAGTACGTGAACGCCTAGCTCGTCGCCCTACAGCAAGAATGACAGAGGGCGAAGTAAAACTCGCAATGGATGCACTACAACCTCACATCACAGCTCAAACCAACATCGAAGAACTAGTGGAGACAATTAACGGCTTGGAAAAATGTGGGGTTTTATTTAATGAAAGCGAGGCTGAGTATCTAGTGGCCAGATGTACGGTTACTAAAAATAACATTCAACACAAACCAGCACATAATTTAGAAAATGAGTATGAATGCTTTATTGCTGAAATATTTTCTCGCATTAGTGATGGTAGCCCATATCTAACAACAGAGCAGTATGAAGAGGCAGGAGAGAAGCTTGCTGCCGTAGTAGATGAATTCACTAATTGGCACAACGGAGAACGGGAACACAACGGTAAATACTTAACTTTCGTTAAAGACAAAACACTAGAAAACATACGCAACATTGATTTTGATGATGCAAGCGAGGTATCAAAATCATTTCTAAACATCCGAACTCTTCGCGCTGTCTTTCGAGAAAATATCGAACTTATTGAAAGTATGGAGCCAGCATCCAACACTCTGATATCAGAAGTAGAGCATCCATCTCTCTTGCTCGCCATAGCTGAACGCTTGGCACATGAAAGTCACGCAGTAACACCTGAGCATGCCTATACCCACTTATTAAAAATCATTACCAAAGACACCGACATTAACGCTTTAGCTGATTACATCAAACAGCTTAAAAACCCGGTGATCATTTGGCATTCAACTGAGTCGGTTAACCTAGTAATGAAGTTTACTGACCACCCCAAAGCCGATGGTAATAATGAGCTTTCAAGTGGCAATAATAAACAAAAAGAAGCCCAAAAGTTACCAGAACAAGGCAAAAAAGAACCAACCGATGGTAATGGAAAGCCTAAGGTTACCGAAAACGCACCTTTACCCGAATCTGCTAATGATGAGCATCTTGCCGATTCTGATAACAACATTAGCGACACTGACGTTCCTCAAAATATTGTACAGCAAGAGCCAGCTAACGATCCTGAAATTCCAGATGTAGATTTAGACGAAAGTAATTCAAATATGGGTATTTGGAATCAGTCATTTAAAACCGATTTGAATTTCACTAAGCAAGACCCATCGACAGGTCGATTATCCATCAATGCTCAATACCGCCAAATGAAAGCAACCGGAATATTTGGTCCTCGTGGCAAAGGCTGGGGTGTCGATGTTAAGCGGGAGTGGATTGAGGACGGTTTGCCAATTTTCGCTAACGGTACGTATACCGGAGTGAATGAGTCCGTCCACAACATGGAAGTCGAGCTTTGGTACATCCACCCTAACAGTGGCGAACGATGCACATTAACAGCTTTTGGTGAGACTGAGCGTTTCTATTGGTCACACAATTACAGTCGCATGATCAAAAACGGAGAGTGCCGTAAAAAGTCACTTACCGACGCGACAGGTAAAGCGCTTTCAATGTTAGGCATTTGTGGTGACGTATACATGGGTGAATACGACGATGAAAACATCATCAACCGTTCGCAAATGACGAAGACAACCGACAATGCGCTTAAACAGCTTGAGTTTGATGCGAAAGCAACACAGCAGGCGCTAGATAAGGCTAAGTCATACACTGACAAGTTCTCTACTGCTCCTTCTCTGGCAGAAATCAAGCGGCTTCAAAAGCTAGCTGAAACAGCTCTGGATGCAATCCCTACCCACGACAAGGCAAGCAAAGCCAAGAAAGACAAAGCGCTTTCTCGAATCGCGGAGCAAGCAGAATCGGCAATAAAAGACTTCAACGCTGACATTAAAGATAAGGATCAGGCAAATGGCTGATAAGACAGAAAGCATGAACAATATTAACCAGCAGGTCTTTGACCTGTTGGAGCTGGCCAAACAAGAAGAATGGGACGAGCAAACCATTGCGGATAATTTGGCAGGTATCGAGTGTTCTATTGATGACAAACTCATGGCCTACCGTCGATACATGGATAAGTTAGAAACAGCAGCGAAGCTGGCAGATGCGGAGAAAAAAGTATATGCCGAGCAAGCAAAACCATACGGTGACCGCGCCAAGTCTTTAAAAGACGAACGCAGTCGAATGACCTACCCGCTTCTGAATTTATTCCAAATGTTAAATATCGAAAAAATGAAAGGTGCATACGGTACTTTTTACATCAAAAACAATCCAGCCAAACTTCGATACGAGGAAGCCCACCTTCCTGAGAAATATCTAATACGCGAAGTTCGTTTTGTCCCTGATGAGGACGCAATAAGAAAAGCGCTAGATGATGGTGAAGAGCTAGATTTTGCTTGGTATGAGTCTCAGCCTCAACAAGTCGTACTGAGAAAATAAAAATGAGTATATTCACCCTACAAATTGAGCCTCACTTAGCTGAGGCATTTTTTCACTACTTAAAACAACGGGGCTATTCAATCTACCCACCAGTGAGCCCTTCTTCACCACAAATAGCGAGGCGTGGCTCGAGCCGACACACTCTATCGACTAAGCCTACGGGTACACTCGTTGTCTCTATAGGGCTGCATCTTGAAGCAATGAAATTTCTCACTACTATAAAATAAGAAACCTATTGCATTGCATGAGCTAAATATAAACAACCAGTCTCATCGAGACGCTATTACCGTCGCTCGTCAATCTGCAAAAAACAGAGGTAATGCTATGAGTAACTCATACAAAGAAGAACTAAATGAACGTTTGATAAATGTCGTGAACACTAAATGCAACATTTTAGGGTGTGATAACTGTGACCTAAAATGGGATGGTGGTTGTAGCGCTACAAACTTGGAAGCAAAAATCATCGAAATTGAAATCAAAGAAATGAACTCTGACACAAGTTCAAATGATTAGGTAATCGGAGACTTCTAAAATGCGTGAAATGACCATTCCCCAATACAAACGCAATTATTATCCTGCTCTTTGCAGCCAAACTATTCGAAATTGGATCAGACAAGGAATCCTTCAGGCTCGTAAAACACCTACCGGCCGCTGGCTCATTTGCATACCTGACGCAGCGAATGACCCAGAGTTAACTACTACACCCAAAGCAGCACAGCTTCTAAAGTTGATGAACGGGGGCAGTTAACCTATGAATGCTCGCAAACGAACTACTGGTCGTGAGCGCATTCCCAAACACTTGTATGTAGAAAAACGAAAAGGCCAAACAAGGTATCGCTTTACTCTTATCGATGGTACCAAAATGCTAATGCCAGCTGAGTTTTCTTTAGATGACATTATTGCAGCAGCTAACGCATACAATGACGAGCACAGACCAACACAACACTTCCAAATTTCCCCTAGATCTAGAAAAGACAAATTCAACCGCCCGATGAATGAGTGGCTTGAGCATGTAATGGTTAGAATTAAAAACGAAGAAGAACTGTCAGCAGAAATCCTTAGACAAGTATCGAGTGATATAGCTCGACTTAATGAGTTTTTAGGAGACAAGTTTTCCAAGTCAATTAACTTAGAAACCATGAACGACTTTCTAAATACATATTATGGTGATAAATCCAAAGAGGTTTATAACAAGAAACTTTCTCGATTAAAGAAGATCTTTAGCTATCTAGCAGATGAATCCGCAATTGGTGAAAACTTCATGTTGAACAAAAAACCGAAACGGCTAAATGCTTCGGATAATAAGAAAGAACGCTTGGATTTAGATATAGAGGCATTCAAAGCAATTGAAAAAGAGGCCCCTCTATTTTTAAAAGTAGCTATGGGGTTATCGATTCAATCGACTCACGCAGTAGCTGAACTACATAGAATAAAATACCGGATACCAAAACCAAAACCGGATACGTGTGGAATTGTCTGGTTTGATACTCCAAAACCAGAGAACGGAGAAATGGTATTTGGTACCTTGTACATACACCGAGCAAAGGTTAAGAATGCTAAAACGTCTTATGTTGCTATTCCGGTGACAAGCGCTATTAAAGAAGTTGTAGAGCTATCTAAAACAGATAAGCTACATTGCCCTTACGTAGTGCATCGTAGACCTGCAAGAAACAATAATATAGCTAAGCAGTGTGACCACCGTTACCAAGTAACCAGTCGCATGATCAGCGAAACATTTTCCAAAGTACGCGACGAACTCGGTTTGTACTCTAACGTAGAAAAAGCAAAGCGCCCTACTTTCCATGAAATCCGGAGACTATCGGCAAAACTCATCGATGAAATGGGTGTAAACCCTCGCCAACGCATGGCACATGCCAGTGATAGAACCACTCAGATTTACACTGATAGTCACGACGTAGAATGGCATGAAGTACCAGCCATAAGCGTCGCAATATAGCCCATTTCAAGCGCTGTACAAACTACTGTATTTTACCACCTTTTTACCACCCTTTTACCACCCCCTCGAACTTTACTCAGTACTAACGCAGAGTAATAACAAGGGGAGAAAAAAGGACAAAAGAAGGAATTTCACTTGAATATCAATAAGTTACAGACACAAAAAAGCCCACCAGAAAGGTGGGCTTCTTCTAAAATTTGGTGGGTCCGGGCGAACTCGAATCGCCGACCCCTACCATGTCAAGGTAGTACTCTAACCAACTGAGCTACGGACCCAAATTTTTCATTCCTGACCATTCAATTCAGAATGGTGCGTCCGAGTGGACTCGAACCACCGACCCCCGCCATGTCAAGGCGATACTCTAACCAGCTGAGCTACGGACGCATATCTCTGGAACGAGAAGGATATTAGCTATATCCGATCAGGGGTGCAAGCATAAATTCATCAACTTTGAATCGTTTGGTGAAAATGTAAACTCAACACCCGTTTTCAGATGATTTTATCGGCAAGCCCTTCGTCTATCGGGGATAAAAGTGTGATCTATATAACTTTTACGATTTTGTTCAATTGTCGTAAGGCACTTCACTTAACATCCAAATTTGTAATGTCTGGGAAATATCAGGGCAAAAACCAAACAGAATTTGATATTTAGGCTCAAATGGCTCACCAATGTAGGTAGTGCGGATCAGTTTACCCGTTTTGACATCGACTTGAGTACTTACTCTGCCTTTAAAGTTTTGGAAAATCACAAACTGCTCGCTGTGATAAACCATCTGTTCACGATAAAACAAAAAGTGGTCTTGTGGCGTTTCTGTCAGTTTGCACTCCAGCGGCTTTAAGCTCTGCATTCCTTGCACATGTGGAGCTAGCAGCAACAGTGCAAATATCCATCCATATCGCATACGACTTCCCTATTCTGCTTTCTTTCTCAAAGTATAGGTCTTGGCGTATTGGGCGATACAAAAAAGGCTTCGATCTACACAAATCAAAGCCTTTAGGTTTATCGTTTGATTGGTTGTATTAGTCGTCAGACTCAAACACCACATTGTAGTTTTCAGTATAAGTACAATTAGGTTGACGACTGCAGGTGAAAAATCGTCGTCCTTTAAATTCACCTTGGCTGGCGGTTTTGATGATCATCGGACTGCCGCATTTCTTACAAAAACGCACTTCTTTCTCAGGCTCGATCAAATCAATATGCGCCGCCAACAAACGACGTAAACGCCCCACTTGATAACTGTGTTTTACAGAAGTCCCGATCAGAGGCAAGTTGGCAGATTTACATACGTGCATCAGCAACTTCTGACGCTCCACCTTACCTTTATTCAATTGCTGCCCGTTATCAAACTCGATAATCACGCGCGGTTCTAACGTTCTGGGATCACAAATTACGTAGTCGAAATAACTGCGCGAGATGCGATTATTGGCCACGAAAAACTGCTTTTTATTCTTGATGTCTTTCGGAGCAACCAAAGTAGACATGTTCACCTTGGCAAACACGACAGCATGCTCTCCAACTGCAGCTCTTAGCGCATTGAAAAAAGCACCTTCTTGCCCTCTTAGTAACGGGCCTTTCGCACGATATGGATAGTCACGCGTGTCATCGTGCTTAATCACGTACTTTTGAATAATAATGAAGAATACAACCAGAAGAACAACAATGATAAAGATGTTGGTCAT